TCAACATATTTTATTTCGGTTGCACCTTCAACAACATATTTGGGACCACCACTTAGTGCCCATTGAGTACCGAATTGATAGATATAAGATGGATCTGTGCTATCGGGATGCCAACTAAAATCAAAATTATCAATTTCAATATTATTAGGTATAACCCATTGATCCTTAGAGGGCAATGCAATCACTTTTTGAAAGTCTATGTATTTAAATTCTATCGCATCTGCTACCACATATCTAGGACCACCTGTCTTTTGCCATTGCGTACCGAATTCATAAATATATGGAGGGTCTGCAGGACTTGGTTCCCAACTAAAGTCAAAACCGTTACTATTAATATTTTTTGGTAGTTCCCAATTTTCCAAGTTTGGTTTTCTAGTAACACGCTCTCGCATGTATTTGTACTCTGTTGCACCTTCAACAACATATTTTATACTAATTTTATCTTCTGGTTTGTTCCATTGATTTCCCCAAACATATATATAAGGTGGACTCCCTGGGTCAGGTATCCAAGAAAAATCAAAAAATTCTATATCATCAAAAACTTCATAATTATCTAAATTAGGTAATAATTCAACAACTGTTGACATATATTTTACTTCAGTTGCGTTTTTTACATGATATTCTAAAGCATGACCAAACTGCGGAGGAAAAAATTTATTACCCCAACAATATATATAAGGAGGGTCAGTTGGATCTGGATGCCAACTAAAATCAAATTTACTTGTATCTACTTTTTGTAAAATTACAAAATTTTCTTTAATTGGTTTTCTTCGTACAATATCAACATCAGACCTATATATAATTACTTCGCTATTTTTTTTGGGACATAACCAAGTACCACTATCTTTTTGATGTTGACTAGGCCAAACATTGTTATGATCTTGTGCCCATACATCATCATCTGGTAAAAAATCAAAATCAAAATCCCAATCGAAATTTGTATAATCGCAATATTCATTAATTATCCAAAAGTACTCAGTGGTTGCTTGATCTCTAGCATCTTTTAAATTTTTTGCAAATTTTTCTCTAGGATGTACATTAGGCTTGATGCCATAATAAAAAACATCTCTTAACATATTAACTGAGAACCTTTACTTTATATAAATCTTGAAAACGTTTTGCATCATTAATTGTGTTAACCATTGGCTCACCACGAATATTGAGTGAAGTATTTAATAACATTGGACATTCAGTAATAATATACCATTTTTCTAATAACTTTCTTATTCCTGTATTATTTTGTGGCACAGTTTGAACTCTACTAGTACCATCTGCATGAACGATTGCAGGAAATAACTCAGGGTATCGACATTTTGCAATAACTTGCATATAACGACTGTTATCCCAATTTTTAGGCATGTCAAAAAATTTATGTACATATTCTTCTAATATAACAGGGGCAAATGGTCTAAACTTTTGTCTACGTTTAATTTCGTTAACTTTATCTTTTATAGTGTCACCACGTGGGTCTGCTAATAAACTTCTATTACCTAATGCTCTTGGACCGAATTCTGCCCTACCTGATGCCACACCTACTATTTTATCTGTCAACAATATATCAATAAGTTGATTAGTTGGATATTCACCAGTTATGTTATAACCTAAATAAGCATTTTGCCAATTTAATTTTTTACGATATCCCAATGCAGCAGCACCTAAACTGCTTCCACAATCTCCTGGATTGGGCATAATCCATATTTTATTAAAATAATTTCCTAATAACCTATTTGCCAAACAATTTAATGCTACCCCTCCACCATAAACTAAATTTGTACTACTTCCTATATTTCTTGCAATACTTAAAACCTCACATATAAGTTTTTCACACAACTCCTGAGCAGAACTTGCAATATCCATTATATCTGCATTTTTTAAAAAATTTTCATCTGCACCTATATGTAGATTTTGTTTAAATGTTAATTCTTTTTGATTTTCAATAAATTCATCGTACATTCTATCTAGATATTTGGGTTTACCATAAGCTGCCATACCCATTAAAATATATTCTTCATCTAGTGGTACAAGACCAACTTGTTTTGTCATTGCACTATAAAACATTCCTATACTGTTAGGATATGTTTTTCTAAATATTTTTTTGTATTTTGCTATTCCATTATCATCGTATCTTGCGTCCCATATAGTTATTGTATCAAATTCACCAATCGCATCAATTACAACAACAATAGCATTATCAAATGAACTTGTTTGGAAACTAGCTGCTGCATGACTTAAATGATGTTCATGATTGAATACTTTATTACAATTTATTAATTCTAAAATATGTTTACCTATACGCCCTTTACTAGAAAGAAAATCTATAGGTTGTCCTGCTCTTAATTGTCTTAATGATGTTATCCATGGTCTTTCGTAATAATGACATTGTAATTTATCAGTTACATAGTTTAAACTATCAAGTATTAAATCATTATTTAATTCTCTGTCATGTTTTAATTTACTATATCGCTCACTATGTCCTGCAAATAATATAGTACCATGGTTATCAATTATGGATACTCCAGCATCATGGAATCCATTACTTATCCCTATATAATTCATAACTACTTATATATGAATGGGTCACGTTTACGTAATTCTTTTATACGTCTTCTATATTTAATTTCACGTATTAAATTTTTAATCCATTTTATTAAAAACATAATTATTCCTTTAAATTATTTATTATGTTTTAAATTGATACTAAATTCTTAATGTATATCCATTCTTTTCAAGTAGTATGTTCCTATTATGTTCTAATATAGGAGTCATATTTTTATAAATCTCTTTTAATTCTTCAATTGATTTGCTATAAATGTTATCAATTATTGCAAAGATTTTAAATAATCTATCTGCGTGATTTACTTCACTGTCATATGATTCATCCCAAAAATCACTAAAAGTTTTATATCCTTGTTCCCTTACATATTGTAATGTAAAAGGAGGTGCTACCAATATAAAAGGTTTTTTGTAAAACATCGGTCTAAGTGTCTTTTCGCTATAATTTGCAGTAGGTTGTGCGAATCTTGATTCATTTACAATATCTACAAAAATATGTTTATAACAATCTTTTAAAAGGTCAATATTATTTTTATTTTTTTCATTTTTATACTTGTCAAGTGTGAACTTTGGATACATATCTTTAAAATATGGATGTAATATACTTGTTACGTCTTGAATATTTAAATCTATATTAAATGGAGATTTAAAGTTTAAATGTGTGACACCATGTAGTATTTTATCAAAAACTTCTCTATTTAACCAATTATATAAAAATAAATCTATCCATGGTTCTCTAGCAACTGTTTCTAATCCTGCTCTAAAATACCATGTACAATGCAAAGTTTCTGAAATTTCAGGGCTGTGATTTAAATATGCAGTAATAAATTGTCTATGAGGGGCATACCTAAAATTTAAGCATAGAAACCTTTTATAAAATTTATTAGATTCATAAATTTCTGTAATAGGTTCAAATTGTTTTAAATCAAACGTATTTAAAAAAATATCATTACACTTTAAATTAAAAAACTTTTTATAATAACCATAATATTTTTCTACATTATAATCACACGTATGAACATTTACATTTTTTAAATTATTTTTTTGTACATAATTAAGAATACTATCTAATTCATCTGCACGTAGATTAATTTCAATATTTTTTTTATCAAAGCATTTATTTGTGGCTTCATCATAGATAATTTGATCAAATTCAGAATAAAACCCTAGCGTATGTTTTGTACCTAAAGGAGGAAATAATATTGGTGCATTTTCAAAGTAACTACAAAGTGGTTCATTCAAATAGATATCTAATCCATGATTATTTAAATCATCAATTACTTCATTTTTATGAATTAAATTTTCAAGTTCTTGAATGTTTTGATTATACATGTAAACCATATACGGTTTGCCATGGTTATTTTGTAAATGCTTCTTAATATGAAACATTTGTATAGAAAAGTCTGATTCTTTTTTATTAGGTAAATCACTTATATTATACCAATGTAATTTTTTATATACCTGTTCATCAGTAAAATATATTCCAGTTATTTGTAAAGTATATCTATCTTCAACACCTATATTGCTTGCAGCGTGTGGTACATCACTATCCCAAATAAAATAATCACCTGCTATCCAGTCAGTAATACCTTTACCGGCAATTTCTAAATAATGTCCAGGTTTCCAATTTTCGAGCATTATAAGTACTCGTTTAATTTGTTTATAATTAGCACCTGTTAATTTAATATAGGTTCTAAAATGATCAACATGTTCTGGCATAATTTCCAAAGTTTTCATTTTATAAAACGTATAACTTAATTCTTTAAGTGGAAAAATACTCTCAAAACTTTTTACAAAATTAGGCATTGGGTTTCTACTATCATACATCCAGCCAGTAAAACTTTTTACATAATCATAACCTTTATTTTTCCAATCATTTTCTTCTTCAACAGTTACTGGTTGCTTTATATAATTTAAATTCTTATAATCACTGGCTTCCCACCATTTCCCAATATGACCCCTACTAAATTTATTAAAAATACTCATTTCGTTCTATATCCAAGCTTACACAATGAAAACAACCACCAAGCGTTCTAGCATGCCGCATGGGCAACATAGCACATTCTATGTTGTATTTTTCTAATACTTTTCTAGTATCATATTGATTTTCTTCTAAGACAACTAAATTAGTATTAATACTTAATAAATTTATGTTTATCCATGGACTGGCATTGCAATAACCAGGATAATATCCTATGTCATATGGATTAGGACAGTAAATTACGTCCCAATTATGTAATGATTTCGGTAATTGTTCTATATTTTTTACTCTACTGGGATTAAGCAACATTAATCCTTCTCTTAAAAATGCTATAGTGCTATCAATGTGTATATAACTATATATGTCTTTTATAATATGTACTCTTTTATTTGGAAAAACTTCCTGTAAATACTGTGCTCCTAGTTCATTTCCTGTATTACTTACTAAGTAGTAAAGGTCATCATTTGCTCTTAAAATATTTGCTGCATCAAAACACGGAACAGTGTTATTTAATGCTAAAATATTAGGATTACCTATACAATTTAAATTATATAACGAATCTCTATTTGCTACATTTGAAATATTTAAATTATATGTATAATAATTAAGTACATGTGAAACTGCTCTCCATTCATTTTCTCGTGCCTCTAAACTCATTGGAGTAGTAAGTATACCTTCATCTGTAACCAAAACACTGTCTCTGGGACAATAATTATAATAATTAGGAATAAGATTTTTATCAGGGCGATAAACTTTAATATGTTCCTTTTTAAGAAAATTTACTAAAATTTCTAAATCTTCATTCGCTTCATCTATTACTTGTTTAGGATATAAACCAGGCGTTATGCTGCTTACATCAATTTTATCAGCATAATTTACAGTTCTAACACCAGTGTCAATTTTAGGAACTTTAGCATCATCTGCTATACCTATTATAACGGTTTTAAGTGGATCCCATTCATTTGAACTTAACATATTTTTAATATTTTTAAATATAAATTTTTACTAATTAAAAACTTTCAAATTTTTTAAATTAGGATAATCTTTATAACTCCAACTTTTAGGTAAACTATTTTTTACTTGATTAAATTTCTGTAAACCTATTTCTGCTGTTTCAGGAGTCATATAATAATGATATCCAAAACAATCTATGTTTTGATCTGTCCATGGTATATCTTCTAATCTACCATCGTATCTAAATTTTTTAAGTAATTTTTGATGTTCCAAATTATCACATAATATCATTCCCCCACGACCTAAATTTAAATGTTTTTTATATTGAAAACTTAAACACATTAAAGTATTTGGTATATAACTATTTTCTTTAAAATAAACAGCAGCATCAATAATATTAGTATTTCCAATGTAATAATAATTATCCCATTGTTCTTCTACAAAATTCCAATTTAAATTTAATTTAACAAAGGTCATTGGTATACTTAAATAAGTATGGTTAGGACATGTTACACTTTTTGGTTTAATTAGTCGTAAACAAAGTTCAATCGCATGTGTACAACAGTCAGTAGCAACTGCATAGGGTGCATTATAATAATTTGCTATTGTTTGTTCAAACAATTGTACTTGTAACATCGGGCTTCTTTCTTGTAATTGAACTTAAATTGATTGACATTTCACTTGGTACAAACATAGCTTCTTTTTCTGGTAATTCTTCACGTTTTACATTACTTACTTCTATCGCATATTTCTTTGTATCACTCCAATCTCCATATCCTATATATCTAAGTTCAAAACTAAAATCTATAGTCTTGTTTAATACTTCTTCTTCATCAAGTAAATCTTGAAAATCTTGACCACTTCTGCCCTCAGTTGCACTCCAACTAGGTTTAGCTAGTTTTCTAGCTCGTTTTACTGTATTACTTTGCCATCTACTATAATCTTGTGCATAAAAAGGACCTTTTCTACCAAGTGGTGGACGTTCTCTATTATCATAAGGATTATCAACTTGATTGAATTTAATATCAAAATCAGCTTCCCAAATACCCTCATCAGAAATTTTAAACTTGTAAACTGCATCATACATACCTGGGCCATATTGACTACCAAATTCTTTTAAGTCTATTTCAGGATTAAAACGTATTTCAGCTTCGTATCCTCCCCTGCATTTATATAACATTCTAAAAAATGGCCACATTTCATTAACAAGTGTGTCGGCAAATGGATTTAAATTTGGTTTTATAATATTATAATCAAATTTTTCATAATCAATTTCTTTAATAATATTAGAATTATTAAAATTAATTTTATAATGATCAATTTTCAAAGCGTATCTTACTGGATAACTTATTGGTACATCTGTACAACCTTTCATGCAATCGAAGAAAATGTGTATTGTTTTTACTCTAGTCATAACATGTGTCCCACCTTTAGTGAAATCATTTGTTATCCAGTGATTTTGATATTTGTGCCAGCTTACATTAAACTTATGCGGATTTTGTCCTACAATAGTTTCAGGTCCTAACCCATATCCAACTCCAAGACCTGCATTATTCATATTATTATTTCGCATACGCCACATAAATGTCATAGTATCAGCAAAATCTTGGAAATCTTCTGTTGGAAAACCAACTATCCAATTTGTAGCGCACCATATACCTACTTTTTTACAATCAATAAAATTTTGTTCCATTTCTTTAATTGTAACACCTTTAGCCATATCGTCTAAAACTTTTTGACTACCTGACTCACATCCAAAATTAAACATTAAACATCCACCGTCTGCTAAATCCTGTAAGTATTCAAGATCCATACGGCCATCACAACGTGCATACCCTGTCCAACGTATCTTTAAATCTTTAGCCTTTAGTGCTAATGCGAATGCTCTTAGTTCCTTAACATTACCATTAATTAAACTATCAATAAACCAAACTACATCTGTACCTTTATTATAGTAAAGCCATTCTAATTCAGTAATTAAATCAACTGCTTGACGTTGACGATATCTCCAAAAATGAGTTTCTTCACAAAAGGTACATTTAGCTGTACAACCTCTGCTTATTTCAGTATTAACACCGTTTGGTAATTCATATAAACTAAAGTCAATACTTTCATAATCTGGCATAGGTAAACCATTAATGTTAATACGTTGTTCTTCAGGTTGTGTTAAAACTCTTGGATATTCAACTGTTAAACCATCTTCGATTTCATCCAGCATGACTAGTAAATTTTGTTCTCCCTCTCCTACAACAACGTAATCATAATATGGTTCTATAGTAAACCAATTTTTATGTACGTTTGGTCCACCTACTGCAATTTTAATATGAGGAGCCCTACGTTTAATTTCTTGGCACATCCATTTTGTAGGTTCCTCGCTAATGTAATACACGCTGAAACCAACTACATCTGGGTTCATATTAATTATATCATTGACAGCAGGTTCTAAAATAGTTACTAACAATGGATGAATATCATTCATGTAAGTATCTCCCAACCAATGCCAACTTGCACTAGGATCCCATAGCCTAAATGGAATTTTTTTATTTGGTCGCCAATCATCACGATAAGCATTATATGCTTTTACATTTAAATCCATGATGTTAGTTTCATATCCTGCACTTTTAGCAACACCACTTAGTCTCGCTAAACTAAAGGGCGGCATATAAGGGCTCCATTCGGGACAAAGCACTAGCACTAATTTAGTTTTTCTTGTTTTATAATTAACATAAACAGGGGTGAGATTTTTTTGCTCAGTAGGTTTAGCATACTTAGCAATTGCATCCATCATTACTCTATGACGTAAGTCTGAAACATCTTCTGTTGGTCTTTCTTCTATTGTTAATGCTTTTTTGGCTAAGTTTCTTAATGTAAAATCCATTAAATATTCCTTTTATTACCATAATGTATCACTCTATAACTATCACTAAAATTTAATTTTCTCCATGGATCAATTATAGTAACATTATTCGGAAATTTAATATGTTCAACAAACGTGTCCCAATAAGCTATTAACATCACATTATTGTGTATAAATTCTGTATCGTTTGTGTTTGGATCATAATAGCTTACAGTCGCACCTAATTGTTTTATATAGTCACCAACTAAAAGACTATAACTACCGTTAGTCAAATTTGTTCCTTTTTTATATGCTTTGCCGATAATCGTAACACTATGTCCATAATTCAAACAAAATTTTGCTAGGTTCTTTGCTTGCATATCTCTTGCTTCAACAATTGATTGAAACAAGTCATACCCTAAATTATAATTTTTTGCAAGATATCTTAAAGCAATATTATCTCTGGGATGACAAGCACCACCATCACCCATACCTGCTGTCATATAAGCTGGACTCATAATTCGCTGTGTACTATTTGCCAATGCTTTTGTAACAATATCTACGTTTATATTTCCATTAACTTGAGCAACATCTTGTATCATATTAACAAGTGCAATTTTAGTTGATATGAAGGTATTATAAAATATTTTTATACATTCTGCTTCATCAAACGTGCCTATTTCATACCTACAGTTATTTTGTATAATTAATTTATAAAAATCAACTAATTTTTCAACTGCTATCTTTGAATGTTGATTGGAACCTATGATCACCATTTCAGGATTTCTCATATCATATTTTACAGTACCCATGGCAATTAAATACGGATTATATATTAATTGATACTTTTCAATTATATCTGAAAACAAATTTCTAATTGTGCCAGGTAAAACTGTACTAATTATTACTAAAATTTGTTGATCGTTAATATATTTTATAACTTCATTGACTGTATTTTGTAATATTTTATAATCAAAATCTTTTGGCTCTAATTGATGTGAGGGTTTTTCTCCACCATATTGTTGATCATGTGGTGTGGGTACAGCTATGAAAATAAAGTCAGCATCAACTACTGCATCTTTTACGTTATTTACCATTAAAAAATTTGAAGGTACAATTTGTTGATCAATATCATAACCTACAACATTATAATATTGAGCCATAACTTCTCCACATTCTTTACCAAGTTTACCACAACCAATCATTGATACCTTTTTAATCATAATTTTTTTATAGCTTTAAAAACATAATTTGCTATTTGTTTATGGCCTACGATGCTAGGATGAGGATCTTCTAAACTAATTCTTTCATATTCCATACAGTCATGATAGTCTATAAAATTAATTTCATCAATAATGTTATTTAAATTATTAGGATAATCTTTTAAATCTATAGTCCAAAAATAATGTTTAATATTATACAAGTTAAAAATATATTGCAAACTTAAAGCAATACTTATTGTTTGATATAAACCTTCAATTGGTGTGTGCATACTTATTCGTTCTTGAGTCAACCTATATAGTTCATCATCCCTTTTATGTACAGGAATTAGTAAAACATCTACCTTTGCTTTAGCCCAATTTTCTTCAATATTTTCAAATCTGTCAACACTGCTTGGTAAATAAAATTCATAACGACTGCTATCAGTAAATTGTATAACTGCGATTGCATTTTCTAAATCTTTTTTAGGTGTAGATAAAATATAATTAAGTGTTGTTCTAAATATTCTTTGATTACTTCCACAACCTGCTGATAAATTCACAATTTGTTTTGCTTGTAATAACGAACCCAAATGATGAGGCCATACCATTGTTTCACGGAGATAATCAGGATAATCATGAAATCCTCCTCCCCATGTAAAACTACAACCATTTGTAATTAATTTCATAATTTAGTCACCCAAGCCTTACCAAAATTTCTTCTCCTAGCAAAAAATATCTGTTCACAGAATCTTTCTAAACTCATAGTTTTATCTTCAGGAAATTCAAATTTATATGTAACTTTATTTTCTAATTGGTTCTGACCTTGCAAATAACCAATGATATCATTATCAAATGATAAAAATTTATCATAATTTTTAATATCATTATAGTTTATTAAAAAGTTTTTTTGAAAAATCATTAAGTCCTTAAATAGGTTATTTTCTAAATTATAATTTTTTTGCACAAATTGTTCAACAAGGTTAAAAATATGTGTATGTTTATCTTCACTATGTATATTGATTACTGTGCTATGCACTAAATTCCAACCGTGTATTTCCATTCCTTGTATTGGATCATGTTCAATTCTACCATACTTAGCCCAATTATCATAATGTTCAGTAATTCTTTGTATTTCATTGTTAAACCATTGGTCTGATTTTACAAACTCATATAACTTTTCATAAAAATTTACATAATCAACATTGTACTTATTGTAAAGAATTCTTGCTATATAATTGGTAATACCATTAATATGGAAAGTGTTTTGGAACCAACCAAATAATTGTGCTTCTAGCATTTTTGGTCTTGGTAAATCTCGTGTAGAAACAACAACTTCTATTCCCTCTTTAAGTTCATGTTCATTATATGTCCCAACTAAATAATCATAAACTACCCTACCTTCTAACTTATAAATCTTTTTCTGTGAAAGATTCATTTCGGCATTCTCTAATAGTTGTGCTTGATATATAGTTATACCAGTATGATTTCCTGCTTTGTATAATCTATAAAAATTTTGTTTCCAAGACTCTAGAGTTTCGCCAGGAAGACCTAAAATTAACTCAGTATATAATGGAATATTGTGTTCTTCACACATTATAAATACTTCTTCAATCTTATTAGTGTCTAAATTTTTACGTTTTATAATATCAAGTGTATTTTCATCCATTGTTTGAACTGATAAATTTAATCCAATCTTGGCACCACCTTCGTATATAAGTTTACGAACAATATCAACAACCTCACGTTTTTGATTTTTTGCCCAAGCTATGGTATAAGCTTTGGGGTTATTATATTTCTTTTGAACTTCAATTAATTTATCTGCAATTAAAGTATCACGCTCTGCAAATATTCCAAAATTTGCATCAGTAAAACTTATAAAATCTAGTCCGCTTTTTCCTGTCCATTCAAGTTCTTCAAATACACGTTCTAAATTAAAGATTTTAACTTTATTATAAGTTAAAGATCCCCAATCACAAAACGTACATGCATAAGGACAACCTCTATTCGTTTCTAAAGTTACATTCCATCTAACTTCAGGATGTTTTTGTATAAGATCATCAAAAACCCCTGTAAGGTACGGACTAGGAATAGTATCTAAATCATCTATTCTTACACTATCACCAGTATTAAATGGTATATTATTTTCATTAATAAGTAACCCTGTAATAGATTTATAGTTTGGATTTGGTTTTATAAATTCTTCTAATACACGTTTAAAACTTTTTTCCCCTTCCAGCTTTACAACAATATCACAAAAATCATAACGAACAAATAAATCTTCTTTTTCAATTGGAAATTCAGGACCGCCACCTATTAAAAATATATTTGGGTTAGCTTGACGTAATGCTTTACCTAGTACTTGACAATAACTTCGATTCCAAATATACATACTAAAACCAACTATATCACTGTACTTAAGTATTTCTACAGCATCGTCTATTAATTCACGACGCCAAATAAATTCCCCAAGTTTATAATGTGAGTTTATTTCATGAAATTGGTTTACATAGCTCCAAAGTATTCCAGGAGAGTATGGTAAGTAATAAGCATTAAATTCTTTTGGTCCTTGTTGAAAATTCGGACTTACAAAGCTTATTACTTTTTTTCTAATTGACATACTCCTTTGCTTTCATAAATCTTGCTAGTTCGGCAGCTATAACTTTGTAACCTTCTAAAGTAGGATGCGCCCCTTCACAGTTTGTAAGATATTTAGCTGGCCAATCTCTTTTATGGTAAAATTGATGAAAGCCTCCCCAATGATCAGGTGGCATCAAACCATCCATATGTACAAGTTTTTCTACAAAACAAGTATAATCTGTACTATTATGTACATATGTTGACCAGTCAAATTTATCTACCAAAGATCCTGTATTGCTTTTAAAGTAATTATAAATACCTTCACGTCTTTGATTAAATGCATTGGCTAATACAACTTTATAATTATTTGCTTTTGCAAAAGTTTGCAAATTTAATAAGGAGATTATCTGATTACTACAAACAAACTGTTCTGACCATAATTCTCTACTATAGCAATCCCAAAACTTATCACCATCTTTTTCGCTAGGAATAGGCCATGCTGTTCTATATTTGTAGTGTCTATATTCATTATTTGAATAAAAATCATCTTCATGGTCGTCTGTGTATGGATATTGTTGAAATGTATCTAATCTTTCAAATCCACTAAGCATTAAAATAATAATACCTGTACTTTCTTGCCAATTAATTTTATCACAAAAATAAAGTTGGTTGACTGCTGCAATATTACCAATACCTCGTACTCCTAAATTCATTGGAGTGTAATCATTAAAATGATCCCTACATAAAACATTTACCCAACTATTTTCATGCTCTATTTTTCTAAGGTAATAATCACTGCGACCTCTAACTTGAACCCTTCCATTATGTTCTTTCCATACTTGTTCAGGGTATCCACCTTCACCTTGCGTCCAACTACATCCCAATCCTATAATATATTTCTTCATTTTATTCATGATCACTTTGATTATGATTTATTTGTTCTAATATCCAATTATAAGTTTGTTGTAATCCATATTCAAGGTTTTCTTTAGGAACCCAACCAGTTACCTCTTGTATTAAATTATTATCACTTACTCGTCCCATTACTCCAATTGGACCTTCAATATGCTTTAGTGTAATAGATTTATTATTAATTTTTGCAATTAATTTAACTAATTCATTAATTGAAATTTTTCTTGTGCTACCCAAATTAATTGGTTTAGTATAGGACGATTGCATTATTTTATATATACCTTCTATACATTCATCAATAAATAAAAAACTTCTAGTTTGCTCTCCTGTGCCCCATACTTCTACAATACCATTACTTTGTATTACTTTTCTACATAAGGCAGCAGGAGCTTTTTCTTTGCCATTGTTCCAACTTCCTTTAGGTCCAAATATGTTATGAAATCTAGCAATTCTAACATCTAATTTATAATTCTTTGCAAAATTTAAATATAATCTTTCACTAAACAATTTTTCCCAACCATATTCACTATCAGGTTGTGCGGGGTAAGCACTATTTTCAACACAGTTTGGATTGTCGGGGTCAACTTGATTTATTTCAGGATACATGCAAGCACTACTACTATAAAAAACTTTTGGTATCTTTTTATCTACCATAAGCTTTAATATGTTTAAATTAATTTGCATAGAATTATGCATAATGTTTGCGTCATTAGTTCCTGTAAAAACATACCCTGCGCCACCCATATCTGCTGCTAATTGATAAATTTCATGAAAACGATATTCATATAATTTATGTATTTGTTGTTGATTACGTAAATCAATTATATAGAATTCATCAGCTTGTGAAATATTATATTTTGGAAGTTTTAAATCAACACCAATAACATAATTATTTTTATCAAGTTTTAAAAAATTTACTAAATGATTTCCTATAAAACCGCCGGCGCCACATACCAATATTTTTTTCATTCAGGATACATACCTCTTATATTATTATAAATGTTTTCAGTTACAAGCAAACCTAAATCTTGTTTAATTAATTCAAAATTATGTTCCAATATTGGTTTTACTGATTTTCTAAATTCTAAAATTTTATTCGTATCCCATTTTCCAATTTCGTTACAAATTTTAATTATTTCAAACATACGTGCTTTTGGGTTTTCAATTTCATCATATGATTCATCCCAATAATCACTAAAGGTTTTGAATCCTAAATCACGTAAAACTTGTAAAATACCATTGACTCCCACTATAATAAATGGATGTTTTTCTTTCATAGGTTTAAGTGATTTTTCTGTAAATGACATTGCTCTTTGTTCAAAATTTGTTTCTGTTACTATACTAATTAAACTGTTTTTATAAAATTTTCTAGTTTTTAAATCAAAATCAGCACACATTTTTGCAGTATTTGTTTCTCCATCTAAAACTAATGGTAGTTTTTTAACAAAGGTTTGAACATCCTCGTTAGTAATTTCTAATTGTGGATAAGCATGAATATCTAAATGATTAAATATAGTTTCTCTAGGTATTTCAGGATGCACATAAGACATACTTAAATATGATCGGTCCAATAATCCTAATTTTGAAAGTGCCAAACTCAATCCTATTCTATGGGGTTTAAACCGTCTATTCCAAACTAAAAATAATTTTTCAGGTACAAAATTTATATCATATGTTGGTATTTGAATAGTCCATTTTTTAATTTCATCGGCATACACACTTTGACAACCTGGATATCCTATAATTTGTATCATATCTCTAGGATCTGTTGAAAATTTATTTCGTAATAAAAAACTTTTATATAATTTAGATGCATTCATACAACCTGTTATATAAAATATTTTAAACAACGGTATTCTATGGTAGTCTGAAAAATATTCGTGCAAGCAATGTAAATGTTCATCTTCTACCCAAGCTTCTGCGTTCATATCTAAATAAATATACCCTTGTCCTGATCTTACAGCATGAATAATATTTTGTTGAGTATGAGAAAACTCTAATATTCCGTCTGGTATATAAAAATAATTTTGAAATTGTGTTCGCCAATTAATAGATAATGGGTATATAAAGGTATCTTCTGGTGTTATGCCAAACACAGAGGCTAATTCAAATTTCTTACCTAATGGATTAAACACTCTATACCAAGCATCGTCAGCAAACCAAAAATGACTGTTAACAATAGTGTTAGGTGCCGATGATGCAAAACTTAAAACATTTGGTAATTCGGTATTCCATAATGGGCCTCTAGGTCCAATCCAGTTATATACTATTTTGATAGGTTTCATTTATAAACTCTGAATTAAATTTCGGTATGATTATATCAGTACCACAATGACAATGTTCCTTCTCACAAATTATTTGTTTAGGGCCAACTCTTTTAATATCATCTAATATGTGTCCAACATAACCACCCATTCCGCAACTTGCTAAACTCATTTCACCCACTGGATTTATAAAAATACAGTCACCTACGTTACAATTCCATCCACTAAAAAAGTTATTCCCCGCAACTATAACCTCGTTGCTATTACAAACTTCAGACGAATTATCATCATATTTGTTATAACTTACAGTCATAGTGGTTCGTTTCATTGGCTTTCGTTTCATCTGTTGTATTTCTGTGGTGTGTTCTCGTAACCACTGTTCTTTATTAGAATCTTTATAATGCCATGGTCCAGTTGTGGCACTCATTTCATCAAATAATGGAGTCCATTCTAAAAAATAATTTGGCATAACAGTTTTTAAATAATTGCCATATTCTACTATTTCCCAAAAACGTTCTTCATGCATCAACATTTTTGTACTTAAGTAATTTACTTTATCGCATAAGAATATACTGTTTTCTTCGTATCGTTTTTTATCTGCAAATTCTATGTGAAAACTTGCTACTACATCATCAAAAAGATAATAATGTTTTTGCCACCATGCAAGAGGTCTACTTAAATTTGTATTAACTGCAAGTGTTGCTCTAGGTAATGTATTATAAATCCATTCGCAAATAGGAATAAAGTTTGACCATGCTGTTGGTTCACCACCGCTAAAGAAAAATTTAAAGTTTTTATAACCAATTTGTTTATATCTATTGATAATTGTTTCTAAATTTTCAATATATTTTTCTAAATTTCCTTCATTACGTGCGGTTCCTCCCCAGTTACCAGGATTGCAATAACTACATTTATAATTACAAAAATTATTAACTTGCCATGTTACAGCAAGATATGGTTGAGGAGCTTCAATAGCAATTAGCTTTTTGCCCAATCAAACACCTCTTTAAGTTGTGGAATAACATCAATTAATTTTTCATTTCTTACACTATCTAATTCTTCATTGAATTGTATGAATTCTTGTATACCACCTTTGTTTTCATCTCCAACGGTAAGATTATAAATTATCATTTTAAATCCGTTATGTATATCTATATTATCACGATGTCTATTTTGATATACTCTATATAATTCAGCTAACCTATGCTTCACATCTTTAGGTAATATCATAATATTTGCATACCATGGGTTCGTAGCTAAATTAAATCTTGGACTACTTGTTGTATTAATAAAACCCTTTTCAATCATATAATCAAAAAAATCAGGAAATGTAAATATATTCCAAATACTAATCGTAGGTGTTATTTGAAATTCTGCGTGTGGCACATTTTCTTTTAACATTAATATATTTTCTTCAATTTTTTTCCAATCTGTGCCCTTACGAATACACTCTGCTACTTTTCCGTGAGCATCTAAACTAGCCCATATTTTTAATTTAGGAAATTTTTTCCAATATTTTATTAAATCAACATCTTTTTTGTATTTTAAACTACTAAAATTTGTTGTATATGTAAGTTCAACCTGATCCGTTAATCCATTTTCTATCCAATAATCAAGACACTCATAATGCTCGGGTGTAATTATTATTTCACCCCCCGCGAAATATACCTCGAGAACATCTTTTAAATAAGGTTTTAATTTATTCATAAAACCCATTTCATCAGCGGTATTAACTACAATTTTTCTAGTTTTAAAATATTTTTCATATTCATCAACACCCATTCTGTCAACAAACTCTTGTGCCCATTGACTGCTACAACCTGGACCACAACTACGGCATTTCATATTACAAATACTACTAAATCTTAAATCCATGTACTTCATTTCAAAGTTTTTTAAACTTCCATCTGGATTAGTATTTTCACTTATATAATTTACATACTCAAGACCTCTACGTTTATTGTGACTTTGACGCATAGTCCAAGTACCCATTAATTCTAAATCATAACAACGTTTACATGTTTCGACTGGTTCATCATTCATCATAGCAACACGTAATTTTTTATAATCCGAACTATTCATCATTTGAATTATAGATTCATCATCTTTCATGTCTGCGACAGGCATATTACTATCTGCTACACAACATGGCATTACTCTACCATCTGGCCATGAGTGAAAGTGAATCCATGGCAGAACACAAAAATACTTACCATGCTTTACTAAACTTTCAGTTTGAATTGTATTCATTATTATTCCATTAAATCCTGTAATCTATTTAATTCTGGGAATACTTTCCAAAAACTTTCTTGGCGTATTCTATCTAATGATTTTGTATGACCTAAAAATTTTTGTCTTACCTCACTCCAACTATCAGTATCATTTGCAAAATTCACTGCATCCTTAACTAAACGTGACAAACTCGTACCATCATTAATATTGTTTTCTGCATATTTTAGTGCTTTTTCTTCTGCTAAAGGTTTAAGTGACTTGGGTAAGCTTTTTGCAGAATAGTAATTTGGATGAACAGCAAGATACAAACTATGATACCAATCTTCGCGGCGTATAATATTTTTATCTTTTAAATACTGATAAAATTCACCAATAGTTAAATAATTAAAAATACTAAAAACAGTATTCATTTGAAAACTTACATAATCTAGTTCCCTAAACGTAAGCAAATTACTTTCTACTTTACCCCAGTCAGTGCCTTTACGCAACAATTCTGCACGTTCACCATAATGATCAATACTACAACTTAATTCAATACGTTTAAAATGTTTCCATAATGATAACACATCATGGTTTTTATATTTAATATTGCTAGCATTTGTATTATAACGTAGTGTAACATTAGTTCTTTTTTTACGTATCATTTCCTCTAATATTGTATAATGCTCGTCAGTAATTAAAGGTTCTCCGCCGGCAAAATAAGCAAGATCAATATGGTCTACATGTTCTAAAACTTCTTCTAATAATTTACCTTGATTGTCATCTGCATGAATTAATATAGGGTGTTTGGGGTCATAATTTTTATTCATTTCTAGACCCCATTGACTGCTGAATTCACTCCCGCATGTTCTACATTTGAAATTACAAATATTACTGAATCTAATATCAAAGTAATGCATACGAAATGTATCTACAGTTCCGTCAGGTTTAGTACTGGTGACTAATTCATTAAAATGTTTACCAAAATGTTCTTTACTGTAATTTCTAAAACTATGTGGTCCTGCTTCTTCGTGTTTATAACAAAAATTACACATTTCATTTTTACGTTCATTTAACATATCTAAACGTAATTTTTTCATTCCTTCGCTATTAAATGCCTGTTTCAATGTAATTTCTTTAGTATTACCATATGGTTTTGTATAATCATTACTACAACAAGGGTATATATCTCCTTTAGGGGTAACATTCAAATGTAGCCATGGAAACATACAAAATGTTTTACTTTCATTTAATAAAAATTCTCTATTCATTCATTTCCAGTATATTTACTTTCCAACCTTGTTTCTTTTTTCCATACCAATATACATTTTTACAAAATTCTTCAAAAGTTTCATAATTTATTGCATTAAGTTTATAGTTATCTACAACACATGGATATTTTCTACTGAAACTTATTTGTTTTAAATCAGCGTATTTTACTAACTCTTTTGATTTACAATATGGAAAGGTTTTACTTAAAAATTGTTCTAATTGCATGTAGAAGTTTTTTCTATCTTTTTCTATAAAACATGAACTTCCTGTTTCATATTCCCAATAAATATCGTTTGATCCATGTACCTGTCTTCCCCAAAAATCTTTATTTTTCAAAACATTTTTAACGTTATTTCTTACTATATCACATTCAATTTTTATAATACAGTTATTTTGGTTAGACCATTCATAAAGTTTAATAAAAAAATCGCTACGCTTTACATTGTTTTCTTTGTGTAAAGTATCCGCTATATGTTTTACCCATCCTAAACAATAATACGTAACGATAAAATACTTGAATACAAGTGCTTCGATGAAATCATCAGTAGTCATACTATATGAACCTATTACATAATCACCCATTTCAACTGGTATACCTTCTTTTTTAAAATTATAAAAACTTACTTGAGGTACATGTGCAAATTGTAATTTATATTTTTTAATGTAATTTGGATCTTTAAATTCTGTGTTAAAAAATGCTTCCATAGCATGTCCAAATATCCATCCTTCTGGGTTCATGTCAATTACATATAATAATCCTTCTTTCCAACTTGCTAAGGTTTCTCCAGGTAGTCCTATAATAAAATCATGATAAGTTAATATTCCTGAATTTATATAACGATTGGTAATTTTTTCAAGTTTATCATTAACAATATTAAAACGTTTTATATTATCAAGTGCTGTTTGATTACTACTTTGAAGTGCTAAAGTAACTCCTCCCCTATTTATTTTTTCTAATATTTTGCTCATTTTAAATACACGTTCTGGACTATTTTTTGCCCATGTTGCATTAATTTTTTGTGGATACCCTGTATTATCATGTAATTCTTTAATATATTTCACTATATCTAAATCACGTTCAAAAATACCAAAATTACTAGCAGTTAACTCAACATATTCAATTTTCTTCTTTGCGAACCAATCTATTTCTTTATATAATCTATTAATATCAAATTGATAAAGTTTAGTAAAATACTCTGAACCTTGATCACAAAAAGTACAGGCATATGGACAACCTCTATCTGTTTCCCAAATTGGTAAAAAATTATAATCATAATCATTAAAAAAGCTATCAAAAAATCCCGTTAAGTAAGGACTAGGTATTTCATCTAAATATTTTCTTCTTTCTCTAATAGGATTTTTGTAATAATTATCATTGAGTAAATATGCTATTCCATTAATTGTAACTAACGGTTTATTCGTTAATAGCTCTCTTAATGTTTCTTCTCCTTCACCCCATATCCAAATATCAACATAACTATGTTGTCTAATATAATCTTCATCTTGTCTACTATTAGGTCCACCTACAATTATTTGGCAATTTGGATATAAATCTTTGATAATTTTGGCTATTTGTAATTGATATGTAGTATTCCATCCATAATTACTAAACAAACAAATATCAGGATTAATAATTTTTTCTAAATGATTTGAATAAGGAATTTTTTCAAAAAAAACTTTTTTAAGTGTGTAATTATCTTTTATTTCATTAAATTGATTAAGATAACACCATAGTATCCCTGCAGAATATGGTAAATAAATGCTTGAGCCATAAGCTTCCTGACATTGAAAAAAATATACTGATTTCATATAATAGCTGTCAGGAAGTATTTAGTTAAATTGGATTTAACTGGTTAGCTTCTTGACATAACCTATAAAAATCCAATAACTCAGGAAATACATTTAGCATATCCGACTCTCGTCTTTCATCAAGTTCATTGAACCAATTGTAAAAATCTCTACGTCCTTCAATAAGTTTTTCTTCAGCATAATTAGTTTCTGCCATATAATCTACAACACGTTTAAATTTTTCATACTCAATAGACGTAAACGCATCATGTCTTTTATCATCCAAATTATTTTTCATATAAACTAATGCTTCGTACATATAAGGCATGAATTGTTCTTTAGGAAGTAAATTCATATCATACTGTATAGGATCACGTAAATATGGTGTGTCAAATCTTACTCGATGTTGTGGGTTAATTGGATCGTCATACCATCCATATATTTTTCTCCATTCAATAAACTTTTCAAGTAAACTCTTAAATGTAGTAACACTAAAGATATTAAAAGTTATCATAAATGTTATAGGACTGTTTGTATTTTGTAGATAGGTATGAAAGTTTTTTTCCCAAATTTCTAAATCTAATCCTGTACGAATATATTCTGCCCTAGCTCCCCAAGTATCCATACTAGTAAATAGTTTAAAACTTTTTATTTTATTTTCATCAGTTAATTTTTTAACTTTATTTGCCAAACGTTCTATTAAAATATTTTTAGTACCTAAATTACTATTAACATTTACTTCTAGCCATGGCATGGGATCAATATCTACCTGATCTAAAAATTTCCAAGTACTACTGTGTAGTGTTGGTTCTCCTCCTGTTATACGTATAATATTTAACGTTTTACGTAAGTCAGGCCACCAATTCCAAAATGCATCTACATAAGGATTTTCATCTTCACGTTGGTATAACTTCATCCAATCTATATCACAACGATGATTTTTAACAGCAGTAACTGGTCCAAATTTTTCAATTTCTTTGTAAAAACTTGTACTGTATTTTGGATGACAATATCCGCATTTAAAATTACATTCATTTCCAAAATTAATTTCAATATATTCAGGATTAATATTTTGATCCCATGGACCATAAGCTGTTTGTTGATAACGTTCTTCAGTAAATATACTGCTATTTCTTATATGTCTGTCACTGATATAATCAGGACCCATAGCTTCTATATTCCAGCAGTATTGGCATCCTGATGGTTTACCACCCGCTAACATTAATTTACGTTCTTCTTTTTTATGTTGTGTATTATGTAATGCAGAAGGGTTATTTTCTAATTCTTGTAAGGGTATTTTATGTGGCTGTGGATGATAACAACTATGTGTTTCTCCACTTTGTAAATACATGGTTACATGATGCCATTTAGCAAGACAAAAGGTAGGACCAACTTCGTTTTCAACTTTAATCTTTATTTCTTTAATTCTTTTTTGTTCGTGATTTTCACTCATTACCAACCTTCTATGCTTCTTATAATTTCCATTTCAGTAATAAGGGGACCTAGGTTTCTTTTATCAGCATTATAATGCCTTTTAAAAAATTTACTTTGGTCAGCACTCAAAGTACAAATTGGTAATCCTAATTTACTAGCCAAAATTGATCCAATGTTATTTGATTCTAATTCGGGATCTAAATCTTTATGATGTTGCCATGTTTCTATATAATTATCAAACCATTGGACATGTTTTGGATCCCATTCTGTTAACAATGTTTGATAGGTACCTAATCTAGAACCATATATAGCCCATATACCATTTTCTGCATCTAAACCAACATTATGCCAAATCGTTAAGTTATTTAAGTTACGACCTGCTACAGTTTCTTTAAATTCATCAACAGTAGGCACAGCCCCGCGATTTAAACACATTTTTACACCTTCACGAAAACCAGCTCGCCAAGCTTGAAAAGGTGTATAATTGGGATATGTTGTGCTATAACAATCATGCATAGCCCAATATAAATTATCATTACTATCCAAACAAAAATCTACTATTCTTGTTATATCACCTTCTGTTTGTGCTTCATGGGTTTTCATATTAGCAACGTAACTTTTTGTCCAAGAACTCATTCCACCGTTACCATATCTAAGCCCATTAATTGAATTGATAGCTTTCCATCTAAATTGCGCCAATTTATATTTAGGATCTTTGTCTGTAAAATCTAGTTGTATATTAAAGAAAGATTCATCAGGCATATTATCACCATCAATTAGTATGAATCTTTCTGTGTCGCTTGCTAACCCAGCAGCCTTGTGTGCAGCATCACTACCTTTTACACCATCTACACGTTTAGCCCATGGAACCATGTTTTTAATCTTAAGCCAAAATTCTTCTTTTTGTGGCTCGTCATAACTTAAGTATATAATATCTAAATCTGCTACATCAACAATATCATAACTCATATATAGTTAATTTCCAATTGGTTGTGTTTCCTTGATATCTATCATCAACAATTACACTAATATCATCAGTTGCACATAAAGTACCTTCTAATGAAGGCATCAATTTATAAACAACTGCATTTGCTTGTTTTCTTGAAATTTTACCATCAATTACTTTTACATCTGGTCTTGCTTCAGCATAAGTTCGTGCATCAATAATTATAAAGTTATCACCTTCTAGTTTTTGACAGGTGTAACAGATAACTTCTCCCTTATCATTATAATATAAGCGAAACTCAGGTGCAATAATTTTAGGGGCTTCAAAAATAATTACTCTATCTTCATTATCTGTCATTATGGACCTCTAATAATTTATTAGCAAAACTTTTAACTTGATAATGTAAAGGATATAATTGCGGAACTGTTTGTATTTTTATTTGATTTTTAAAAATTTCATAAACAAATGTATCTGTCCAATTTTCGGTAGCATTTCCATTGATAAATTCTTTCATATGTATCATACTCATGTCAGTAAAGACTGGCATTGTAGTTTTCTCGATACCTAACAAATATGCTGCAATTGCATAGGCCCAATCAGTTGATACTGGTTCATCTGGTTTACATTTGTAATGTTTTCTATATTCACTCCAATTTTCAAAAATATTTTTAACAATACTGAAAAACTTATTGGCTAAATCTGATTTTTTAAAATAAGTTATTGCATTATAAACATCAGGTAAATAATTATCGTCAATAAAACGTCTATAACCTCTGACTTTACTTATTTCTTGTTTAAAGTTTCTTATGGTAGTACAAATTACTAAATCTCTATGTTCTAAAATATCGAACCAATAACTTATATCTTTTGTCATATACAAATCAGCTTCTAATTTAATTGTATATTCATATGGACTTGCTTCATAAATTTGCCAATCATTGATTAGCTTCCAATCGCTGTTAGGTTCTAAATCGCCATATGGCAATGGAATAACACTATCAAATAAAGAAAAGTTTACATCGTTTTCATTAGTAATTAGTGAAACCTTTGCGTTTGGCATGACGTTGTGTATACTCAAAGCAAGTGCTTCTGCACATTTTACATAGTTTACTGCTTTCGTGTTTTGTGCTAATATAACATATCCTTTATTCATTTTATTAGCTCCAAAAAGTTTTCTTTGTTCATGACGTGGAAGTCGAAATCTTTTATAGTAATATATTCTTTTTTAACTTTACCTCTTTGCCATCTGTCAAAAACAACATTAAACTTTGTGTTTTTATAACTTGTATCATCAGCATAAACACTAGTATTTTTACCAATATGTGTCAAATTCCATGGTATTATATCACTCTTTAATGCCATTTGACCGTTTACTGTTCTAAGAGCAACTGTTAATGCATAATCATTTCTAAATGTATTAGCTATAAAACCATGTATTAATGCAAAATGTTCAAAATTTTTTTGAACCATTTTTAAACAATTAAAAATTTGTTCGGATCGTTTAGATTTTTTAAATGTTATTACCGTTGCCCATAATGTTTTAAAACTATATACACTTAACACTTCCTGTACTGCATTTGGATTCATTAAAAATTCGGTAGTGTCATGACAACAAAAATCGGTTGGTAAAGTAAAAGTTTTTAATAACTTTTGTGAATTTACCATATAATCAGTATCTAGTAAAATTGTATGATGGTAAGGAGATAGTTCAAATGCTTTGTATCGACCTTTATTTAACCATATACCCCAATCTCTTTTATTTGAACTGTCAGAATCAGTTATAATAATTTGATCAAAATTATATTCGACATTATTTGGTTTTGATTGTGAATCAGTGACAACTGTTACAGGTAAATCTAAAAAATAATTTACTCTTTTAGCAGTATGAACTGCCATGTCAAAATAATTAAATTTTGGTGAATTAAAAGCAAATAATAAAACGCCTTTACTCATCGTTGCCTTTCAAGTTCAGACCATTCTGTGTACCATTCATTTGTTACTTGATTATAAATGTTTGTAAGTTTGTTTAATAGAAGTATCCTATCAACTTTAACAGGATTATTAAAGCTGTCCATTAAAACTATTTGCTCTTGATTGTTTGTGCTTAAAAAACTAATAATTTCTATAGTAGCTTTCCATAATCCCCCTTGGTCAGCTACAATTAACTTTGATTCATATTTGTTTTTAAGATAGTCTTTGGCAGAATTATGATTAAACCTAATTTTTAAATCATTAATAAGTTCGTTTGTATCCATCTTACTCTCCTGAGAGTATTTAGATGGTATTATTTTGATTTTAAAAAATTAAGCAACAGTACCTGTTACAGTAGGTGTTCCCCAGCTTGCTGTAGGTAAATATACATTTTCAGGGGGTGTTATTGTACAAGTAGTTGTTGATCCTGTTCCAACAGTTAGACCATCTGGCACTTCATCCCAAACTGTATAGATTGTGATAACACTTCCAGCATCACCATTCGAACCTTGAGTACCATTAGATTTTACAATAACTCGTATAAAAGTACTTAGATATCCTGCAGGCCCAGTGCTAGCGGTTTGAGTGAACACGTTTGCATTTGATGTTGTTAATGCAAAATACCCATTATTTGTGCTTATTGTAGGAGCGTTTCCACCACCACCAACTTTTGTAATACCATTATAACTTGTTGATGCAATCGTTACACTACCAGAAGTAGGAGCACTAAGAACAACTGTTCCAATATTGCTACAAAGATTGTTCATTAGTAAATTAATTCCCGCTGTACTGTTAGCATGACTTGTTGTAATTTTAAGTTGTCCACCTGAATTAAAGAAATATCTAGCAGCATCGCCATTAGCAAATGTTACAGTATGTGTAAATGTAATTGCAGTTGTCCAAGTACTTCCGTATGACACAGCATTTGATGAGGTTGATCCTTGTGTTGCAGCATTTAAACGACTTGTATAAATTGATGTTAAATTTGTTGGTATAGCACTTAAATATGTTATAGTTCCACCTGAACTAGGAGCAGTAACCGACGTAATAGAAGTTCCCTGATGACTTGCACTATTGGCAGTAAAGTTGACAAGATTTGCCCATTTTGTAGAAGTAACCGTATCTCCAACTGAAACATTAGCCTCTGCTGTTTGTCCATAACCAGCTGTTGTACCTCCAGTAGCCCATACTGCATTTAATGTACCGCTTGAGGTAGTAGGATTACCACCTACTAACGCATTATAATCTGTAGCCTGTATTAATCCAAATTGTGCATAAGTCATTGTTAATCCTTATCTGATAATTACTATAGCTTCAACTGTGCCAACACCAACAGTTGTTTTATTTACTAAAGAACGACCTATAGTATTAAATGAATTTGCTTCACCTGGATTAGCTGCCCTAGCAATGCCATTACCAGCACTTACTAAGCGTTGACCTTTAGATACTTTTCCTGTTACTTTAACTTTTACTCTACCGCTAACTGCCACAGGAGGATGAGTTTCGTCATCACCTGCACCTGAATTCATCAAATATGCAGCAGTATGTGATATGACTCCAAACACATCTTCACTTAATTCATATTTTACAGCGGTAATTTCTTTGTCACCGCCCAATTCAACAACTGTGCCTGCATCATAAATTGCATCAGATGCAAATCTTTCAGCCAAGTCAGCGTATGTAGCATTAAATCTTGAACCTGAACTTAATGTCCAGTTACCAGTAACAGTTCCTGGTGTTGTGTTTGCCCCTGTTGTTAATATAGGAGTAGTCACATTACTTGCTAATACCACTCCGTTATAAGTTGGTAAATATCCAGCAACGTTGCTATTACTATAAGTTCCAGCAAATGAAATTGGTGTTCCATTTGCATACATGTATTTGTCAGTGCGTACACCATAAAGGTTAGCACCTCCTGAATTTCCAATAAACAAATTGCCATTTGTTAATATAACAGTATTTCCTGATAAGCCTCCGTTAGCTGTCCATGTACCTGTTATTGTACCTGCGGTGGTATTGGCACCTGTTGTTATAACCTGTGTTGTTAAATTACCAATGTTTGAGGTTGTTATATTTGCATCTGCTATATTTGCATTTGAAGTTACAGTCAAATAAGCAAATGTTCCTAAATTTGCAGAGACTTGATTAGTAAATGTACCATTATTTGCTAATAAATTCCCTGTAATAGTTACAGCACCGAATGTTGTTGTTCCACCACTTGTTGTTGAAGTTAATGCTGACCAGTTAGCACTGTTTGTTTCTCCATCTGTTGGGCACACATAAAGTGTTTGGTTATTTGTATTATACCAAAGTTGACCTCTAAGAGGATTTGGGGGAGGGTCTGTATCTGCAAAATTCTCTAATTGATGTACAAAATTTGTGTCTAATGTTTGTCCGTAACCAGCGTAATTTCGTCCTGGAAGTCCAAGTGATGAACTTGTTGTATTAATTGTCCCATCGGCAATGGTCGTTAAAACTGTCCCATCACTTTTAACTATTGTATATGCCATATATAGTTTACTCCGCTATCATTTTATTTATCTTATATCGTTACTAAGTTAGTAAGGCTTTGAATTCTAACTGTGTAATCTATTTGAATCTGTCTGTTTAAGCTTTTTTGTACTGGATGAAAAATTACATGAGTTAGTAAACGTGTTATAACATTACCATCATTATCTGTTCCATAATTTGCCAATAAACCCAATTCATCAAAAATATAACTAGAATCAGTTTGTGTGCTTGTATCAAATGCATCCTGTCCTGAAGGTTCACCATAATCTAATAAACATTGCACTAATATATCAGTATAAAATTTACCGGTAGTATGCAGAACTGTCATTTTATTTCTAGTAGGATCTAAGTTAAAAACACTGGTGTCATCTACAATTTTTGCATAAGTTTGATTATATAGAGCTGCGTTTTGTCCTGTCACATTTGGTGGTAGATATGTAATAACTCCTGTAGCATCTACACTAGCTCCACCGTTTCCAAAAGCCATTTGATATATTTCTCCGTAACCTCTACTACTTAAAGTATCTGCAATTGCTTCACTCATATTTTCATAGTTAATAGCATTTTTTTTGTCAACAAATATTGCGCCATTATTAGGGTCGAAGATTTTTAGAAAACCTTCAATTTTATATGATAAAGTAATAACAGACATTAATTATCGCCTCTTTTTTGAACAAACACTTCTTTAGTAATTGGATCAAAAATTTTAACTGAACTTGAGAAATAAAAACCGTATTTTTCGTTAGGTTTTTTTTCAACAGGCTTGGTATTTGTATTTTCTTTTACATTATTTTTAATCATATATTATTTATCTTTCAGGTTTGATCCTCTCTAAGGAATATAGCAGATGATGTATCGGCTAGTTGTAAAGGGTCGCCTAAAGTTGGATTCAAATTACCTGGAATAGGATTCCATGTAATAGAATAGTCTGCTATTGGCATTTCATTTCTAGATAATTCACTATAAACCTCCGAGTATTTTGGAATAAGTGTTTGTATTCCAGTACCATTAACACCTCTACTGATTCCAGTTATTGTATTATTTGTAGTATCAACAGTAGTAAATTTAATTTCTTCTCCATTAATAAGTATTAAATTGCCCTCAAGAATGGTTATTGTTAAACTATCTCCTGTATTAATATATGCACCTGAGGTGATTTTTAACTTAGGAGCTAATGATTCAATAACAATTTCATAATTAGTAGAATTGATTATAGCATTTTGTGTATTGTTATAAACACTGACATTTACAATAGAATTTTTATCTCCTATTAGTCCAACATAAACATACCCATTTATAGCAGCAGAAGCAATACTATTTTGTACTAATACATCTGTTATTTTTGTAACATCATCAACATTTATTGTTTCACTTGTATTATATAAATCTTCTGTTAACCAAGTTCTAGAATTAGTATTATCTCTGTAAACAACACCTTGATTTGAACTATCTACCTTTAATAAGTATGTTAATTCATTAGGTGTAGCAGAAGGAACCATTGATGTTATAATTACTTCTTGTGCAGAAGTAATCTCGGTTAGAATACTAATTTGATTACCTGGATTTAATCTTAATTTACTACTTGGAACACGATAACCATCAACCGTTACCCATAGTCTATCAACATTAAATTGTTCCCACATGTTCATAATGATTGATCCAGTATCAGTTGTTAATACAAATTCTGTTCCTTCTCTTTCTTCGCTCATTGTAAACTTTGTAACACTTAAAACTTCTTTGATGTAATATATTGTTCCTGCAACAATTCCTCCCATTAATGTGTCACCTATTTGACTACCAACTTCCATAAAAACTATAGGATTATTAATAACTAAGTCGCTAGTTGATGATATAGTTATACTATTGTCAGTACTGTCTGTAGCAGTCGGGTTAAACTGATCTAACATATATGTTTGATTTAACCATGCATACCCACCTGACGTAAATGAACTAACGGTTGTAATAGGATAATTTACCGCACCAGCTGCTGGATCATAATCAGTACTAGGACTGTTAGGATTAAATTCATATAAATCAAACTGAACACTATTAATGACATGAACATAGTAAATATTATCGTTTAATTGCGTGGATCCTCCTACTCCATCTATTCTTACCAAATCATTTGTAACAAAGTTATGTGCTTGAGCAGTTGTAATTCTTACAGCTTCAAGTCCACCTACATAAGTCAACATTAAACCTGTAGCAGTGGTTAACGAAATTATATTACCGTTTTCGTCTTCAATTGTATATTGTGTTGGACTTATAATTGCTCTTATATAATAAACAGTACCATCTGTTAATATGTTTCCAAATCCAGTACCTTTGTATTGTACAGTTTGTCCAACAACAAAGTCTGTTGTTGATGAACAGGTTATGTAGTTTGTACCTGTGGTTGTTGCAGTTGTTTGTACTACTGCAATATAAGGTGCTAAACTATTCTGCACATTTACTATCAAGGAAACTGTTTTACCAGTTACTCCTGACATGGTATAAAAATATTGTCGATCGGTTAAATTATAACTGGTAACAGCAATATTATCACCTATAGTTGGTGCACTGGTAAATGTGATTTCATTCAAACTAAAATTAATTGTATAATCTGAGGGTGTAATACGTAATCCGTTTACTTCAACGATTGCATTATCTGGATTATCTCCACCAACATAATTATTTAAAGTAAATGGTCCTACGGTACCGTCTGCTGTTATTAATTGTGTCTCAGGTATCGTATAACCATATTGTGCAGGAGTAGTTTGCCCAAATAATGTGTATGTGATATAGTCTATTGTATTATCATATTGTGATGTAAATATAATTTTAGCAGATACACCATTTGGTTGTATACCAAATGTATAATCATTTGTAATATAAGTTGCCCCACCTGTGTAACTATCCAAGGGTAATATTGCGCCACCAGGAGTAGTTGATACAGTAAATTCATTCATATCCCAAATATTTTTTACATAATAAACTGTTTGTGGTGTAATATTTGGTCCAAACATTGTATCACTAAAAACAACAGGATCATTAACAATTAAACCAGTTGTTGTGCTAACTTGTATTGTATATTTTGCAGCAGTCCCTGTGCCCGTTCCTGGACCAGAACATGTAAATAGTAAACCTACTGTATTTGACGCTGCGCCTATCAATGTAAAATCTGTTGTACCGATATCGGTTATTGTATATTCTTTTCCTGCAATTAAGTTTGCTGCAAGTATATCATCACCGTTGGTTCTAGTCACTGTACCAGTAACTCCATGTTGTAATTTATTACCATTATGATATATAATAGGTGTAGAATAAAAAGCAGCTCCTGTACCTAATTGAATAATAACAGTCATTGTACCTGTAGCCGAACTAACATCAAATGTAGGTCCTGCTAAACCACCAGTTATACTTGTTGATACTGTAATTGTTTTTGAAACATAACTTATGGTTTTAACATAATATGTAGTATCTTCAGCTAAACCACCAAATACTGCACCTTGAAATGTAATGGGATCGTTTAGAATAAAATCAGTTACATCTAAACAAAATATAGCATTTGATATATCATCTGTCTCATATGCTGTAACTGTTTTGGGTTCGGTTCCTTGTTGTATTATACCTCCACCACTAAATATTGTACCAGAATAGGCACAATTCACAAAAATTTCATTAAATCCTGTTGTAGTATTAATTCTAATAGGATCGGTAAATGTATTTGCTTTTACTAATTGATCTCCATTTCCCACTTCATATACGTCAATTCTTAATTTTTCATTAAGATTTAATGGGCTAGGTATTGTAACTGTTAGATTTATCCAATCAATCGTATAGTCCCCATTACTTTCATATAATGCTGTACATAATTGATTTGTTGCATCCATTAGGTAAACAGCAATTTGTGCAGGAGTTTGAACTACATATTCAAAACTAAATGTTGTTTGAATACCTGTAGTTGGACTTACTTCAATACTTACAACATTATAACCAACGTGAGCATATTCAGTTACTGGCCAATTTGTACCTGGTCGTGTAGTAACAATCATTGCTAAATTGTCACTTACTACACCAGGAACTAATTCTTCTGGGCCAAAACCAGACAAGAACTCACCACCATCTAGTGTATAAGTTGAAATAGGTTGTACAAATAATGATGTACTTGTCCAAGTAACACAATTATCACTACTAATAATAATTGTATTATTATCTCCTACTGCAATAAAATCACCAGTTGTTGAATTATAGGTTATACCATATAGATTTTCAGAAACACCTGATGTTTGTGTTGTCCAAGTTAAACCATCATTACTTGTAAGTATAGTACCTGTATCTCCTATTGCAGTATAAAAACTATTTGCATAAATCACCTTGTTTAAATTTTCAAACCCATATTTGTATATTATTACTAATCTACTAGGACTCGCGGTAGTTAAAGTAGTGGTACTTACTAACCCTGAATCATCACTTAATGTAATAGAATTTGTACTGGTAGAGATGGTTTTGACCCAATAACTTGTATTAAGCAATACTCCACCAAAACCTTCCCCTAAAAATCGTATTTCGTCTCCAACAGTAAATGACGTGGTTGTTAATAATACCATTTCATTCGTAGCGCCATTGGTATTTAAGACTTGAGTTTCTGTAACGCCTGTGTAATTAATACCATTTAAACTTGTATAAATAGAACCATTATTACCAACTACAACTATTTCAGTTGGACTACTTACAATACTATTAAAAATTTGATATGTAACTACAGGTGTTTGAGTATAAAATATACCATTTGGATTAGAATATGCAATACAATTAATATCAACATAGTTACTTGAAATTATTGTTTGTGTTTTTCCTACTGCTATAAAACCTGTAAAATTAGGAATATTTACATAGGTTACACCATTGAATTGACTTACTGCTGTTCCTGTAAATGTGAAAACTTCAGTCCAACTATATGTATCTGTACTTCTAACAATGCTGTCTCCTACGGCTATAAACACGTTGGAACCATATGCTGCACCATTTAATCTAATAGCTGCAATAGATAAACTAGTCATATCATAATTTTCAAGATCATACGGAGTAGCACCATATGGAGTAAAGAACCCATTTGTTGTCCATACAGAACCATTGCTGCTTCTATATATTGGAGTAGCAGTATTAGTTGTTGTGATTAAATAATATCCATTAGCATAAATTATATCTGTTGCTTCTATTGTTGAATTTGCTAATTTTGCAATAGTCCAACTATTGCCTACGTCGCTAACTGCAAGTCCAAATTCGTTAGGTGTATAAAGTGGTGCATAATAATCATTTTCACCAAATACTATTGCTTTTAATGTAATTTCTGTTGGATAAAACTGCTGTGAAGGGATTATTACGTCAACTGCAAATTGTTGATCAGGTTCAAATGCGTTACCTTGATAAGTTGATCCAGGATATGTTATTCCATCAACCAATTGTGTTAAATCAAGTCCTGGCATATTAACAGTTGGACGATAATAACCATTTATTCTATCTAATGCATTTAATCTACGATCACCTGATGTAAGTAATTCCCATTTACCGATAACAAATGTTGGATCATTGTTACTAATAATACAAATATAAACATTGTTATTATATTTTACAATACTTTGATTAAATATGAATGGTTCAGGTAGTAATGCAAAATCACCAACTTTTGCTACTGTAAATTCGGTAGATGTATTAGTTACTGTAACTAACGTTGAAACATCATTTGGTACTGTTGAAATTGTAATTAAGTTGTTAATACTGTCAATACTATAAATGTAATATACAGCTCCTCTTATCAGACCACCAACCACATCTCCTGTAAACACTATTCTATCATATAAATTAAAATCAGTAACATCCAACAATTCAATATCATTACTTGCAGTAGTGCTTAATACATTTGTACTTACAATTCCTGAATAAGGAAACGTTAGTCCACTAACAGGTACAGTCATTAATGAATTTGAATAAACCTCAAAAGTATTATCACCTGTAACTTTTAAATAATAACTTTGTTCTATCCCAACCGGTGTACCATTACATATTACACTTGTAATTTCACCATTACTTGTTAAAATATCATTTATTTGATCATAACTAATAACATCAATAGCGTTTACAGTTAACACTAAATCATTCGTTGGGCTTGTGCCACCTAATTGTGTACCTGGTATAGTGATAACATTATCTACTGCGTAACCAGTTCCAGCATTATTTAAGACAACACGATATCCACCCAATATATAACTTACATCAAATACAGGTGTACTTGTTGGTGTTTGTGTTAAATTAGTCGAATTCGTATCATCTGAAAGTGTAACCACACCTCCACCAATTGACGTACTAACTTGTATCCATGGATCACCCGTACCGACCATTATACCTGATTCGTTAGTTAATGTTGTTGCTGTGTCTCCTGGACTTGAAGAAATTGAGAATCTAACATCGTCAATAATTGACCTTACGTAATATTCTAAGTTTATTTCTATACCACCAAGACTTTGACCAGAGAATAAGACTGGCATATCAACATATAATTTATTCGTATCATCAGAATTTTGACATGTTAATGCACTTATAGTAACGTTTATAGTTGTACTACCTGCAGCCTGTGATGGCGTAATTAAATAAGTACCAACTCCCCCTGACCCACCAATGTAATCTAATACAGTAGTCCCAGTGGTGATTCCTGTACCACTTAATATTGCTCCTGGCACCACAACACCTGAAGTCACTGCTGTAACAGTAAGCACTGTGCTTGATATTGAACCTGTTACTATTCCTGCTGTAATACTTGCACTTGTGCTTATAACAGTAACACTTGTTGTTCCATAATCTGTTACATAATAACCCGGTGCACCTGCAGACAAACCACCTATACTTGCTTCAAATTGCACAGGCATATTAATATAGAAGTTTTCCAAACCATCACCAGTTTGACTTATCAATACTCTGTCTACCTCTGCACCAGGATTACCTGTTCTATTACCAAGTGTTGCTTTAACTACTCTTTCTAGTAGTGATGTTTCAGAGCCAGTAATACCAGTATATTGTCCACTTGTTTGGTACATTGTAAATAATTGACCGTTTACTTGTCCTGGACTTACTGGTAAATTAACATTTACAATCATAGAACCTGTATCTGTTGTTAAATCCACTGTATTAATTTGACTTGTTACATATCCTGTACCTACACTGTCAATAAGTGTAAAAGTTGATCCATTAAGTGATGTAGCAACGACAAATTCATCATTACCAATCGTACTTATAACATAATAAGTATCTCCTGCAACTAAATTACCAAACTCTAATGAACTTGCTGTACCTGTACCTGTACCTACGCCTGATGCAGTAAATCTTGTTCCAACTGTATTATAGGTTGCACCAATTAATGTAAAATCAGTTGTACCTACAAATTCTATAACATATTCTTGTCCAATTACAAAATCACCAGCAGTAAACAAAAAGTCAGTAAATATGATAGGATCATTGACAGCCAAAGTTTGGTATGTACCATCTACTCTTATTGAATCTGTACTTGCTATTGTCTCTAAAACATCTAATCTTAATGGATCATTTGTTTTTGATATTGTGAATGTTTGATTATCACAAACAGTCGTAACATAATAAATTTCATTTTCAATAATATTACCAAATACTGTTCCTGTAAAAAACAATGTCATACCTGTATAAAAATTATTTGTTCCACCTGTTCCTGTTAAATTAAGTGGGACAGTAATTTTATTTGTACCCTCTGAGGTAGCTGTTGCAGTTAATATTCCTGGATAATAAACAGTTAATTTTGCAGTATCAATAATTTGCCCAACATAACATTTTAGACCAGCTGGACCAACTGTAAAGTTTCCTAAAGCCAATACAGGTGAACCTGAGTCTGAAGCACTTATTTTAAATTCTGTTAGGCTAACTATTTCAGCAATATAATAAGTTGTTTCATTAACTATATTAGATGTACCTGTATTTCCTACAAATTTTATAGGCATTCCTATATAAAATCCTAATGTACCTCCCGATGCATTTGGATTACCTGACCCATCATCTTGTAAAATAAGTGTAATTATATTACTAGACGTTAGCGTTTGAGAAACATAACGAATAAATGATGTGTAATCAATTACTCTTATATTTTCTGCATTTAAAATTTCAAAAGCAACTCCCTGAGCACTTGCTAAAATACTTTCAATAGGCGGGCTAGTCGAAGCCAATTGTATACTTGAACTAGATACACTTTCACTATTACTATATGATCCTGCATAATACGATCCATAGTATTGACCTGCTCTCCAATCTATTAAGTCTGAATTATATGTTGTTCTATCAAATCTTAATGTAATGTTATTTTCTCTTACTGGACTTGATATTGTAACAGCAAATGCTTTAGCACCTAAATTAAGTGAGAATGTACCTATGCTTTTTGAATAAAATTTGATTCTATTTTCATCTTTTAAGCTATCCCCGTAATTGCTATACAATGCTAAAATTATTAATGGAGTATTTTCTAAAATATTAACATAATACCATTGGTTATTTTGCAGTCCTTGTATTGGATTACCTTCAACCTCCTTGTATTGAATTTCGTCCCCTGTTTGTAAGAAAGAGCTAAATGATCTGATTGTATTATTTGTTGTATTAACTTCTTGATCAGTAAGTGTTATTGTTATAGCAGGGTCGATAATAATTTCAGGTGTTACAGCATATCCTATACCAGGATTTACTACATTAATATAACTTACAGAATCTAATGCCATAACTACTTCTAATTCAGCAGCCTCTTTTGGCTCAGGATAAATCGTTGTATCAATGTAAACGCTTACTTTTGGTGGTTCAGTATAACCTCTGCTTCCATTTAAAATTATAACTGGAGGTAAATCAATAAAAATAAGTTCATTAGGTATATGTGTTTCAATTGGTGTACCATTTACACCTCTTGTTATACCACTGATGACTTGTAGGTTTCTGTCTACATTACTATAACCTATAATTTCATTACCAATTTTTATATATCCATTAATCGGGAAACCAAATGCATTATCTACAGCAAAAAATGTTGTTGATAAACCAATATATGATTGTAGTGTAGTAATTTCATAATTTAATTGACCAACGATTGAAAGACCATAATTTTCATACCATTGATTATAACTTGGATCTAACCAAATAGAATTATTTGGTGTATACTCATTATTAGCATCAGGACTTTGGTATACTATCTGTGGTGTTATAAACTGTTTGAATGTATTATTATATTTTGATGGTAAATCAAAATCTGTAATATCTCCTTCAAATGTTTCATTACCTGTATAGGTAAATAAAAAGTCCTTAATGACTACATGATAAGGTTTTACTTCATTTAAGTAGGCAGATAAAAATTCTTGATTGTCACTTTGAAAAACTTCAATTGGTCTTAACTCTCTAATTTTATGACTTACATCAATTAATGAAGTTTTATTTAACCATGGTAAATAATTTTGATTTTCTAATGATTCACTTTGAATATATTCAAACATTAAAATTAAACTTTTATTTCTAAAAATTAAAAATTCATTTGTATAAATTTGTTCGTTTAGTGCTCTTATAATATAACGTGTTTCCTCACTTGGATAATAATCATATGGAGTAGTGTCCCAAAAATTATCTCCCCAACCCAATCTTGCATCTTGGTAATCATAAATTTCTGCTTTTATTTCAATAGTACCATTTTGTAATCCTATTCTGTTCCAAATTAAAGTATCACTTAATATATAAGTTTCACTTCTACCTTCGCTATTTGTATTAACTGTAACAATAGTACCTACGTTAACATTAAGTGTGGAAAGGTCTGCAAACAATGGTACCTGTAATGCTGATCTTGTACTGTCACTATATCCAACAGCCCACCAATTCTTGTATTGCCAATAATCTGTTGTATTAAAAAATAAATTAGGACTATCACTTGGATTAATTGCCCCTTCTGTGAACAAAAAGCTTAAATTAGGCCTTAATTCAACAATAGGAAATTGTGACATTACTGTATTTGCATATGTAATATAATTTTTTAGTGCTAATAATCTGTCAATAAAAAAGCTTTGTCTAGGTCTTGCTAGTATTCCAAACTGTACAGCTTTTGGTAAATATGGATTAGGAACAATTTCACCTACCTCATCAACACCTGAAAAACTATCTAAGTATCTGTCATACAAGTATTGTGGACTATTATTTAGTTGTGTACCATTAACCTGCTGATTCGGGCTTACAACACCTGTAAATTTAGGTACCCCTGGTAAAAAATCATCAGCAAAGTTTGATCTTATTAAGTTATATTGGTTATGAATAGCCTCGTCATTATTGCCAGTTGCATAAGAAAAACTTAAAATACTGTCATTTGCATTTATATATTCACCTGAATTATATAATGCATAAACATTTTGCTTAATTGGTGCAAAATAACTTATACCAGAATTTTTTGAATTTCTTATATAGTTTGCAATAATACTATCTGCAAGAGTTTTGCCACGTTTGTAAAAAATAATATTAGTGTTTTGTACCCAAAAGAAATATATAGGCTGTATTTGATTATTTGCATTCAAAATATATTGAATTGAAAATTTTTCAACATCATATACAACACCTGGACCTTGATAATCTATAGGAGGAACATTACTTGATATCCAACTATATACGCCAACAAAGCTACCAGGGAATAATTCACCCCAATATTTTGAATCATAAACTACATCGTTTTGATGATAATTTACATAAGCCATACTGCTTGTGTTTAACCAAATATCACCTTCATGATCACTTCCCCAAAATAAACCTCGTTGTTGATCTGCACGATTATAATTGGCAGGATCAACATTACTAATTACATCAATGTTTTGTCTTGCTGCCCCTAATATTTTACCTTGTAATGGGTCAATATAATCTAAATTAATTAGCGTATTATTTGTTTGTGCGCTGAAGATTTGTACATTGTAAACTTTATTAATATCAACAATTGCAGGGCTTTGCCTTAATATTGACCAATCTTGCACACCTAATTGATTAATAAATGTTGTTACCTTTCCATTTGTTATATTAGGTTCAAAATTAGGAGTACCAACAATTACACGATTTTGATTAAAATCTAACGCAGTACCATAATATGGTTGACTACCATATGTTAAATCTGTATCGTTTATACTTTGTGCGTAAATAAATTGACCAACATTGTTGATTGTTTCATTATAATTTGGAATATAGTCAAACATATAAACTGCACCAGCATTAGGAAAACTGTCAACAAATTGTGTAGCATTATTATCAAATACTGTATCGTTATCTAAATTAACATCATCAGAAAAGTCAAAAGTTGTTGAAGTATATCTTGTACCAACCGGGGCGCTAGCAACAAAACTTCCTAATTCATTAAATTTAACGGTTGTGCCAAACTGTGATCTTCCTTGTGGGTGTGGGCAATTTATAGTTTGAGTTAATGAATAAATATCTATTCCCAACTCAGTAAATGTTGAGCTATCTGTACTGGCTAAAATCAATTTTTCATTTGGTTGAGTAAGATCACTATTAACAATAGAAATTGTCAAATAATTATTTTCTGCACTTGCAATAACATTTGTAATCAAACTTGCATTAATTGCATCTGCCGCATCCTCAGCAAGCCCAACAGGAATAAAAACTAGATAACCATTTATTAATAATTTTCTTACAGATGTTACATTGACTTCTGTTGTGCTACTTACACTTCCAAATCTACCTCCTGCATTAGTAAATCGATATACAGCACCTTCTACGTTGTTACTAATAATAAATGGACTTCCAACAATAACTTCAGTGGCATGTGTGGTTGTGCTGACGCTATTACCAAATCTAATTCCTACTGTATCAATGTCTGTTGAGGTCAGTGTTTGATTTAATGTAAAATTACTACCACTTACAGTAATTATATCTCCTGCTGTTAAATTACCTACATAATTTAATGTACTTCCAATTACACCATAAGTTGAATCTTCAACAAGTTCTCCGTTAACACTAACATAAAGTGGTTCGCTTTGAACATTTACTGTCATTCCTGTTCCTGACGACGTTCCTAATGCAAAAGAAGTTATACCTGCTCTCGTTGTTTTAATTGTAAACTGTGTCCCTGAAACAATACTATGAATATAATAAATTGTATTAGGTAATATTTCACTTCCTGAATATATGGTTCCTGAAAATATTACAGGCATATCAACTACAAAGCCTGTTGTATCTGTACAGGTTATACGATTTGTTGTTACAGCAGTTGCACTACATGCTGAAGTAATTGTAGTTGGTGTCCAAGCAAGTTGAAGTGTTTGGGAAATACTTGAATCACTATTAAATTGTGATTCTATGTTTTGAAGACTTCGGGTAAATACATATGTTTTGCCCCAATCTGTAATAGTACCTGAATAATCTACATTTGGAGCGCCTACAATTACAGTGTCACCATAATAATCAGTACTAAGTGAATATCCAAAATTATCACTTGAGGTAAGACCCCCTACATTAAAATATGTAATATATTCATACTCATCAGTAACTTGTGATTTTCTATATACATAAACTCTAGCTAAATCAACTGCACTTATATAAATCCAATTTTTATCACCTGATATAGCAGTTGAACTACCCCAGTTACTTGAGCCTCCTAATGCTGAAATTGCAGTTTGATAAAGTGTTAAATCATCAGTTAAAATAGAATCAGGTAACTCGTAAACATAAACTCTGCTGGTACCTGTCGGTTGACTTATAACAAAAATATTATCACTATAAGAAATACTTGCACCAAAACTTGCAGTTTGTGTCAATGTTTGATTTAGATCATATGATTGAGTTAAATCATTATATGTGTAACGATAAACTTTACCTGCATCTTGATCTCCTATTAAATACCCTAATTTGTCAGTGTATGCTACTGCTGATCCAAAGGTATCAGTATTTGTTTTAGTAATTTCTGTATCAAAACTGTAATTAACACTCTTTTGGTAAACTTCCCAATTACCACTTGATCCTTGATCTACCCAAACTCTATTTTTTACAAACTCATAATTTAACAAAGGCAAATCATTAATGTCGCTAGGCTTAGAAACACGCTGGGTTTGAAACTTAAATACAATTCCTTGCCCTGACACTGTGGTAGTCTGAGGGGATAATGTTAAATTAATTATAATTTTATAAATGTTTACAATTGCTTTGACAATAAAATATCCATTTATAGTTGGATCAAAATTTATTATTGCTATAAGTTGATTTAAATTTAAATTATGTGGTTCACTAAAAGTTAGTGTTACTGACCCGTTTAAATTATTTGTCGCAAAAACTACACGTCCATTACTTACTGGAGTATATACTTGCCAAGTACTTAAATATTTTGCCAACCATATATAATCATTAACATAAACCCTAGATAATGGTACCACCAATCCATTTTTATCTACTGCGCCATTTAATAATGAAGCATAAAATGCACTCATTTTAACATCATTAAAATTTACATATCCTGCGTCAGGAAAAACTTTATTTGGAGTATCAACCGGAATAGTTGCTAAAATATTTGGATCAGTAATAGGTCTTGCATAGTTATAAATTTTGTTTAATGGTATTGTTTGTTCTACATCATCAAAAACATTACCATTTGTTAATCCTAACGTGCTAGGATTACCCTTTAAATCATTTTCTTGTAATCTTAATTGAATAAAGTTATTGTTTAAAACACCACCATATTCACCTGATTTAATTGCCCAATTTTCATAAATTTCATAATCGATTCCACCTTGTGGTAAGTTTGCTCCTTTAAATGCATAGGTAGCATTTCTTGTACCTTTGTTTTTAATTAAATTAAGGTAGACATTAATTTGTGTTATATCGGTTAAGTCAGCAAGTGCTAGATAATTTCTTGGTCTATATCCAACAAGTGAGAATGCTAATAAATCAGCCTCATTTTCTAAATTTGCATTGTTGATATCATAATACAATAAACTTTCTGCACTTCTTGTGCTTGAATTTGGTAACAAACCTTTTTGAATTTCATCATAATCTGTACGTTTCCAATCAGTTTCGTCAAAAACTATTTTAGGTTGTACAATTTTTATAGCTGTATAGTATTTTGTTTTATATTTTACAATTTGTCCTTTGGTATAAGTTACAGTTGAATTCCATTCTTGTATGTTATCTTGATTTAATATAAATCCTGAAGGAGTTAATGTTCCATTCCATTCTGCTGTTTTAGTTCCTCTACAGAAAATTCTTATCTGACGTAAACCAGTTGGTACATTATAAATTGTATCATTAAATAATGTTATGTTATCAAACACAATCCCATGTTCAATACTATTTAAATTAAATTGCCCATAACCAATACTATCTCCTTGATTTAACGCTTGAACACTAAAAAATGTTTCCTCCCTAGTTATTGCTAAATCTTTCAAAGCTATAGGGTATAAATTTTCATTAACTACAAAATTAGATTCATAATAAGTTAAAGGTTGAACAATAGCATTTTCTCTATTGATTTGTAAATTTACAGCAGCAGGGTTTAAAGTAATGAGTGTACCAACTTCCCAACCATTCTGTACAAAATACAAGAATTCTAATATCATTTGATTCCAATTAATTTCTAATCCATTTTCAATTGTATCAAATTTCATTCCTTTACTTTCTAAATATGCACCATATGATTTTATAAAAATACACAATTCTTGAATACTATAAAATGTTTGACCATAAGGTACAATATCAGTTGTTGTAAAAAAGTTTCTAGGAACTCTTACTGTAATATCTTCTACAGTTAATTGATCATAGACTCCATTATTTTTAGGTTTTAAAATGTTAAAATAAGCTTGTGTTTGTGAGTTACCAAATACAGTGAAACCTCTTTGGTCTATTTGAACAATAATACCACTATAAATTATTTTGTCAAATGGAACATTATCGTATAATAATAAGCTGTAACTTTCATCTGGAATTAGTAAAGAAGCATTTGTACTATTAGGGCTACCTTTTTCTACAAAAAACTTTAAGAAAGTTTTATCACTAAAACCAGCTAGTCTATATATAAGTCTAACATCAAGATTTTTAAGAATGTTTGTAATATTTGTAGTTGCTGGAATGCCAACTTGTTTTTGATAATCAACTATCCAATTAATATAACTTGTTTTTGCAGTACCATTTCCATATATTTCAATGTCTGATATAATTAAATGACTTCTATCATTGACCAAATATTGATTAAATTCTAAGTTGTACTTATAGTTGTCAACATCAACTCCTAAGTTAAAAAACTTAGCAGGTTTAGTCAATGCTAAAATTTTCATCAAATCAAATGGATAGGTACTACTTCTTCTATAGCTAAATTCAACAGGACCGTCGTCGCCAACTTTCCAATCATTTTTAAATAGTCTTTCGTTGAAATTACCTACAATACTATCAAATGGGCTTAATAAATTACCATAAGAATCAACTGGCAAAACTTGTAATAACTCAGGTCTCTTAAGTTCGTTTATGACAATTGGATTACCATTGTTATAATCGATACCATTAGCCATATCTTCCCAAAGTATTAAATTATTACTTGTGTATGGTGCAGGACCATAACGATCGGTCCACCAATTAGGCTGATTTTTGTACCCAATCATTTCCCAAGGAGTTAGATTAGGAGTACTAGTGTCATAGAAATAAGTATAGACTCCTCTCCAATAACCCTGTTCAATTGGTTTATTGTTTAATTTAATTCCGCTATTGTCATAATTAAATGTGAATTGATTATTTTTATTATAAATTTGTGATTCATAATCTAAACGATTTTGACCTATCCAATTTAAAAAGTTTACACTATAAATTTCTAACCATTCATTATAACTATAACCTGTATCTCTAAAAAAGCCAGGTGTTATTTCGTAAGATTGTATAGGTATTATATCATTAATTTTTAAATTATTATAAATTCTTCGTTCAAATTCTAGTAAAGCTTGATCACGAAAATCAATAAGTAAATTATTGGTACTATCATAATCGCCATATAATTTAGTATATGAACCATCATGTCCTTTTATAAAATATGTTGGGGTAGAATATGTTGTATCCAGTACAACTTCAGGAATGAATGAAGGATATAGACCTAATTTAGTTGGAGTGTTTGGTACATAACTTCCATATGTTTGATTATATTCTTTTACAATTATAGTATCGCCAGGTTGTAATTGAAGTGTGATAGTGAGTGATGGTGCTGTAGCACTTACTGTATAATCTTGATTGATAATAAGTTGTGTCGTATTTACAATGTTATTTGCAGTTCTTTGTAAGTATACCAACAATCCATTATAATTTGCAGAGGTAAAATCATAAATCTTAGACAGTGGATAAACTGAAACACTTAAACTATTAGCAAAGGTGTAATTGTTAATAATATAAGCTGCTTTACCTGGTAGCATATCACTCCAAAAGAATGGCATACTGTCAGTTTTTGATGCACTTATTTGATCAAGAGCGTCATCTAAAATTTCACTAGGATTATATCTTTGTTCATAATTTGAATTATTAACAGTATAAACAAGTAAAGTTTTATATAAAATATATTGTTTACTATTAAACAAAAGTGCGTCAAACAAATTACAATCTTGTTTTCTTAAAAAGACTCCAGGTAATACAAGACTGGCACTATTTTGTATTATTCTGTCACCATATGGTACTAAATTACCCAAGTCTCTAAAATTATTTGATCCAAAAACTTGACCTGTTAAATTAGTATTATTATAAAATATACTTTGATATTGCCCTCTTATTTCACCAACATTAACAGAAGTTATGTTTACATTAAACGGATTATTATTTAAGTTAATAGGAGTGGTATAATAAGCTGTTAAACTAACTTGATCACTAAGTATTAAAATTTGAATAACTGTATTTTCTAAAAGTAAAATAGAATCAATAGTAACAGTAGTTGAATTACTACCAATTAATGTTGTAAAGTTATCAGTTGCTACTAAATTATTATTAATAAAAACTCTAATGTTAGGCCAACTATCAACAATATTAGCAGCCACATCACATAAAAATGAATTATCATCCCCTAATACGTAGTTAAACTGGAAAAGCTGATATTGCACACTTGGATATTTTGCTGTTTGCCAACCCAACATTCTTTCATATAATTCTCTAGTCAAATAATTATAAACATAACCTTTACTTACATTTTGATTAATAGGTGTTGACCCTGTAACATAATCAAATGTGTCACTGTTTAAATTCACATCAAAAGAAATATCACCGATATTATCAATATTACTATACTTTATAGGAAATCCTAATACTATATCATCGATACCGTTTCCTATACTATAACTGAATAGTTTACAGCCATTAAAATTTGAACCAACATATATGTCCCTATTTCCAAAACTTATTCCGTTATTATCAAATATATCAAATAATGGAGCTTGATTTATATCTGTTTTTTGTTGACCTTTTATCCAATTATTTCCATCAAAATAAAAATCTATACCTGTGTTGTTATAACCCCTCTTACTTACAGTTTGATCGTTTTCATATACTGTACCATCTAGTGCTTCGATTAATGTTATAACTGGTGTGCTTGTTCCTGTAATACTTTGAAATTTAGAAATGTATATTTTATTTCTAACATTTAAGTTTGTGTCATTTGCAAAAACAATTCTTGCTCCATCAAACAGTGCATAATTATCAACAGTAGTATCTGTAGTAATAAATGATGCTACACTCGTTGATGTAAAAAATGGATTAGAACTTTCTGGCCAACTTACTGTAATTGTAAATGTAGTAGTACCTGTAATTTCTACAATATAAGAGTTATTTGGTAATAAATTAGTAGAGTCGGTAATATAGTTACCTTCTGTTAATAAGCCTGTAACGTCATCTGCTGCAATAGTAATTTCAGTGCTTCTAGGAGTCCAATCAAAATTCATTGTACCTGAACCTGTAGTCAAATTAATTGGATCTCCATTTACTGTTGTACTTAATTTTAAAGTTGTTGAATTAACAATTGATTGAACATAATAATCAGTGTTATAACTTAAACCACCAAACGTAGACAATGATGTAATAACAATTAAATCATTAACTCTAAAGCCATTAGTACTACTAACCGTTACATGATTTGTCAGGGTAGTTGTTGCTGATATAGTTCTTGATACTGTATAGTTAGTTGTTGCGATACTTCCTGTATAATCTGTATATGCAATAACATCGGGATAATAATTTTGCTGCCCAGCTACTTCACTGAAAGCATCTGTAGTTCTTTCATCAACAAAATCAACAGGTGCTTTACCAAAAGTGCCAAAATCAAAAAGTTTTAAATTTGGATAAAATTCAATAATAGGTCTTTTTGCTTTTGCAGATTCAGTAGCATACTCTGTTACAATGTTTGGATTATTATTATAAGTTGCTGTTGCATTAATAACGTCAATATGAAACCAACGATTACTTCTAGACCAAGGATTTAAACTTAAACTATTTCTACTTATTGTTATATAATCTTGTTTTATTGGTATATTTGATGTACCGTCCCAGTTTCCAAAATCCCAACCCACTGTGTCCCATGGCAACAATAAATTTTCTGTAAACGCTTCAGGTACAACTAAATCATTCGTATTGATAAGTTGTATGCTTGTTCCAACACCTTCAACATAGTAACTTCCTTCTAAATAACTTGAAGGAAAAATATCTCCCTGAAATTCTACTTTTAATCCATTTGTAAAAACTATACCTGTACTACTTGTATATTGGTCTTTTCCAAGTATTTCAGTCAAAATGTTTAAACGATTACTTGTATTGCTTTCAATAATTTTAATGATACCTACCTTATTGGCAAAAGTACCATCTTGATAATACAATGTTGTTAATGGTGCACTTAAGTAAGGAATTAGTATAATTGTTCCTGCAGTATTCTTATAAAAGTTTCTGCCATTATAAGTTGTACCAAAATTTGCTGTAATTTTTTGATTTGTTGGTATCGAATTATATGGTACTAAACTTATTGTTGGAGTTGCAGGATCTCCTATATATGTAATAGTATAAAATAAATCATCAACAGTTGTATAATATCCTTCTTCCAACAAACCTTGATTAATGTATCCTGTCATTGTCCCTGTAGCTGTTGTAAGTGTAATATTACTTCCTAAATATGCAGTACCATTACCTGCACCAACTCCAGTTGCTGTAAAACTTAATCCAATTGTGTTAGAGCTTGCCCCTATTAAAGTAAAATCTGTGGTACCAATACTTGTAATTGTATAGGTGGATCCTGGATTAAACGCTCCCGCTGTTATAACTTGTCTTGCAGATCCAGTACCCAAACCAACATTTGTAGCTGTAAATACAGTACCTACTGTATTTGATGCAGCACCAGACAATATAAAATTAGTTGATCCTAAACTTGTTATTACATATTTTTGTCCTATTACTAATGTGCCACCATAGTCAATATATGGTTCTTCTGCTGCGATAGTAAAAGTCGTACCATTTAAAATACTTGTAACATAAAATATTTCAGGATCATAAAGTAAAGCAGTTCCTGTTCCTGAACCTATACCAGTTGCAGTAAATAAACCCCCTAAAATTGTATAACCTAGTATAGTAGTGCTACTTACAGTTTGGCTAATACTTACTGTATAAGTACCATTAATTTCATTGTAGTCTGTTACAACCGTACCTGATGCTACACCAGTACCTGTAATTGTTTGTCCAATACTAAAAGGATTTGTATTTACTGCACTTACTGTCAGAACTGTACCACTAATTGATGCAGTTACATTTGCTGTCTCTGTTAACCCGATTGATATCCAATCTGTAGTACCACTAGTTTGAATTATATATTTTTGACCTATATTAAAACTACCTGCTGATATGGCACTACTTGTTAAACCAGTGTATGATGTTAAGTTTCCAAATTCAGTACCAGTAAAAGTTATTGTTTGTCCAACTGTAAGATTAGCAGTTGAATTACATGTTATAACGTTCCCAACACTATTAGTATTTGTTATATCTATAGTAAGCGGTGTAATTAGGTTACCATTAACATCATAATTATTTTGGTTAAAAAATTGTTGAACATAACCCAATTCATTAACAACACCTGTATTATAAAACATAACAGTTAAGCCGTTTAATGACGTTATACCATCAACACCGGCGAATCCAACAACAGGTTGCCCATTTAATTGAGAAAATGGTATTGTACTAACAACATCTACTAAATTATTACCTGGAAAATTTAAGTTACTTTGTGCATCAGCAAGTGGTACACTAAAGGTAAGTATACCTTGATCAATACCATTATTAGTAACACCCAATATTTCTCGTGTATTTAAATTTGGTTGTGTAGGACTGTACCCAGTAACTCCTGGTTCCCCTTGTATCCAAAAATCGGTTGCTTGATTGACTGTAAAAGTATATGTTCCACCGCGTAATAATGTAATAGTTGGATTCACACTACCTGTAGCTTGTTGACTACCAGATATTAAATACCCAGAAGGCGTATCCACTACAACATATGAAAATGTAGTAAAAACTGTTTCTGTACTAACTGTTACGGCTGGTGGACCTTCAGGTAACCAATAATAATAATTAAAGTTAATTAGTTTATCTAAATTAGAAAATGAATCCCAGCTATAAAACTGACTTTCAAATAATCTATCATTGTTATTAACAATACCACCTTGATTTTGTAATCCATTCACAATACCTGGATAACTTATAAAATCATATGCAGTAGATTCATTATCTTTTGTAAAAACGACACCTGGTTCTAATTGGTAATCTACTCTTTCTTTACTTGGTTCTGTTACGTAATAGTCTTTGGCATTTATACCATAACCAAACTTACTACCAACATAACCTTGAATGCGATTAGTATTAGGTGGATTAACAATTTGATCTAGAGTAGCAGATAAAAATTGTGAATTAGTAGGAGTTTGAAATATTTCAGGTAAAAAATTTAAAGTTCTTATACGTGTAGCCATTTAATTAACCTATCTGTAGTTCTGCCGGTGTAAGGGCACTAATAATAACAACATCATTTGCAGTGGCACCATTTACAAAAATTTCATATGGGCCAGATTTTATTTCATATAAATCACCAAACTTTAATGTTGGATCATTTGGCACTAATACTGCTGAACTTATTAAGTCCCCCAATTCATTATGTAAATAAGCTGCTAATTCACTGAAATAGAACGTATCTCCAAAACTCCAATTGTTTATATTAAAATAAGTATTCATTGAACCTAATACTGCACTTCTGATTTCACTATCACTTGCATTTGTAGAACTAGATTTAATGACTTTAATTGTTGCTCTCAAAGCGGGTGCAGCTTTAGGACCAAATAATGGTTTGAAAATTACACTATTAAGCACTAAACTATCACTTAACATTTTATAATCATTTACAAGTCCATATTCAGATGATAGTTCTGCTATAGTGGGTCTATCAGGTTCGGGTATGGTATTTGTACTGTCTGTAATATAATTTTGATATTGCGTGTAATAACTTTGTGTTACGACATATAAATCAATAATATTTGTTGTAGCAGGATCAATTCTAGTGGTATTATTACTATTATGTCTATATTGATATTGTAGACCTTGTCTGCCTGGTAAAACAGTATATTGACCTTCAGGTTGTTCAGTTACAATATAGTAGGGAGTTGTAACAGTCTGATCTTGAATGGTTACATAAAATTTGTTATCAGTATAAGCATAAAACAACTGTCCCAATGGATATTCATATTTTATAATTTCAATACTAGTTTTTGTAGGGTAGATATAAACTACATCGGTTGTGGGTAATAGTTGATAACGTGATAAATTTATTGCATCTTGTACTAATGTAAAAAATACATAGATACCAATGTTACTTGAACCTGATGTATACCCTGTAATGATGTTGAAAAAGTCTGGATTAACAATTAATGTTCTATTGTTTACATCTGTAGTTGCAACTTCAACTTCAAAATCATTTATGTATCCATCTGTCGCAACAGTTTGTCCAACTATATTTGTAATAATTGGATTAGATAATGGATAACTATTTGTTGGTTGAGTATTTGTTATTAAAACTTTTATGAAATCTTGTAAGATTTTTCCTGAAAAAGGATCATATACAAGTTTATCTCTATCAAAACTAAAACGTGTGTCACTTACACTACCAAAATAATAAGTCAATGATTTATATGTAATAGTATAACGATTTGATCCGTCTGAAAGAAAATTTACAAACCAACCTGAAGTATCATAATTATCAATATCCCACCGATCTTGTCCTATTGTCAATGAATTATTAAATAATAATGAAAAATTTTGGTTTAATTCCATTTTTGTGATTATTTCTTGAATAATATTATTAGACAAAGTATTATCAAAACTAGGTATTACAGTAGTAATTATTACACCAGAAGGAACATATCCGTTCAGTGTAATAGGACCTAAACCATTTGTAAAATTACCTTCTCCATTATTATTACCATCACCGACTACATTTAAAACTGTAGTCCAAAAATAAGTTGGATTACTAGGAGTTGGTATTCCTGAAATTAATCTATTATTCTCATCAAAATAATATCCAGTAGGTGCTGTAACCTTGATTAATGCACCTTTTGTAATATATTTTGCATTTAAACTTGAAAAAGTACCAACGGGTATAGGTACGATTGAAGTAACATTTAAATTATAAAAATAACCTGTATCTGAATTAGCATTTACTGTTGAATTATTCCAATATACAACACCATCACCAGATGCACTATCTAAGTTGTATCTTGGATAATTTTGCAAGTAATACTGTGTAGACCTATTTGCAGCAAGTGCTGCTGCTAGGTCTCCAGTTAAAAATGTAATAATATCCCCTGTATTAGTTATAGTAAGTGTTAGTACACCATTATCACTATTTTGATATAATGCTCCGTCACTTCCAAAACTATTGGTACTTGAATATTTTCCTGTCGGATCAAGTAAGTCTAAATTTTTACTTACACCTATGCTACTTCTATTAATTGCTTTACTTTTAATTATTGAACTGTATAGTGTATATGGAAAATTACTATAATCTTCTCCGTTAACCATACGATTTTGTGTATAGTATCTAGTAGGTGCTCGTTGTTTAATACTAGCTAAACTTTCTCTTGCTTGTGCATTACTTACAGGAATCGTTAATGTTAAACCTAAAGTAAGCGTTTCTAATCTACCTACTCTACTTAAATATGAGAATGTTACACTTAAACCTTGTATTTCGTTTGGATCAATTGTATATGTTAAACCATTACTTGATCTAACATATGCTCTAAATAATCCAACTGGAATTTTACTAAAAACTCCATCACCAAACACATAAGATACAGTATCATTAAATCCTGAAGTTACACTAAAAATTTCTCTACTACTTGTTTGTGTCTGTAGATATGCATCAGCATATACACTTTCTACTTTATTCCATAATACGTTTCCACCGTTATTTACATTTAATTGATATAACCAAGTATCAGTATTATTAATACCTTGAATGTCAATCAATATGCTTTGGTTACTAATTTGTTGTTCTAAATTAAAATCAAAGTTTGTTAGTGCGCCTTGTTTAAAATAAAAGAAAAAACCTGTATTAGGACTCCCGTAACCTAATTTATCATTTCTATACAAAAAATTAAACTTGCCTGTTGGAGCAGGAGGTAATTCGTAGATATAATCTGCATCTAAACTGGTGCTACTTACTAATTCAAAATCCATATTGATACCATCAACAGTGCTTGTAAATGGAACTATAGGTAATGTGTTAACAGGAATTTGCATAGAATATTCACTTGTTGTAACACCTAACAAATCAGAAACATTACCAGGTCTACCTATTCTTTGATTACTAATTAATGTAGCATTTAGGATCGTATTAAATTGTTCTAACCAATTTGGATTGGCTGGGTCGTTCCATAGTATAGGTATGTTACTTAAATTTGTACCATTAATATCACTTATGTTTTGACTAGTTTGAATACTTGTAATCTTTAAATACCCTTCAGCACATAAATTTCTTTTAGGAGTATAACTTACTAAATTGGCTAACTTTATGACACTATCTCTGCGTTCAGCAGTATCAATAAAATTTTCTCTAGTATTCAAGTCATTTCTAAATGCTAAACCTTGACCCATGTAGGCCATTACATCAAGTAATGCAATAAATTCACTACTTTCAATATAATCGTTAAACGTTTCTGGATAATAGATTTTTAAATAATCTATAAAACTTTTTCTTAAGGTTTCATAATCATAACTACGAAAATCAGCCTCACGGAAAGTTTGATAAATTGCTTTCCAATCATTGATACCAAAAAGTGCGGATTGTCTAGAACTTATAGCCATATGTATCTCTTTAAAGTATTTATCATACTTAAAAACCAACTATTTGATCACTGTAAAATAGCTTTGTTTGTTTGATTATTAAAGAATACGCTTAAAATTCTAGCGTTATTGAATGGTGTTACACTCATTTCTACTTCGATTAGTATACCAAGTTCTTGTGGGAAAGCTCTTACAGAATTTAACTCTAATCTAGGGTCAAGATTACCTATACGCCTAATTTCTGTTTCTAACTTAAATTGAGTGTCTGCATTATTTGGTTCAAACACAAAATCCCAAAGTGTGGTTCCATAACCAGGTTGTCCTACCTTTTGTCCTTGTCTTATATTAAGTGCATTTATGAAATCCTGTAATACAAGTTTTTCATCAACTAATTTATATTTTCTTCCAGTATTAATTGGTTTCATGATACCACCAAACCCACCATCTACACCCCCAGGTGCGTTTGTTGTTATTGGCAAGTTTGATCCTATTGTACTAAAACCCAAATAATATGGCATATTTAAACCTTATAAAAATATTTATCATCAAGATTTTATTATTTCAATTAACTTTTTATATTCTTCTATATACTTTGTTTTTAATATAGGAATTTGTGAATCTCCCTCATCTAAAATATTTAAAGCATTAGAAAATTCTTCTTTTGCTTTTTTAGTAATCAGAAATTGTTCATCGTAATTTTTTGATTTTTCTTTACGTTTTTCATCCTCTTCTAATTGTTTTTGAAACTCATTTTTCAATATTGCATCTGCTTCAACATTTTGTACTTTTAACCAATCTGGGGCAGGTATTTTAGGATTTTCTAATACTCGTTGAACATTAGTAGTAATTTCTTTTCTATTTAAAGTGTTTAAACCTATTTCAGGAAGCTTAATTTGAATTTCACTTCCACTACTTAAACTTGACACTGCTGCATTCAATTGCGCTGCTGCACCTGCAGGTAATCCTGATCCTGCTAAACTTGATAATGGATTTGTTCCAAGACCTTCTAATAATTTAGAAGTTTGTGGTAATAAGTTTGTGACTGTACCAAAACTTTTATTAATATCTTGTATACTAAGACCATTTGTTGCTGCTGTCATAACAGATTGAGATGCATTTTTAATTATATCTACACCGGGTACAGATAAATTTGAGGGATTAGCAAAATTAGTTATATTATTAAGTACAGCCTGTCCACCAGGTAATGCACTTATACCACTTGCAATACTACTTACAGGACTGAGACCTTGAATACTTGGATTTATTCCTGTTGTTTTTAATATATCAGGTATTTGTGAGTTAAGATTTTGTATACTTCGTGAACCAGTTTGTAAAAGTTGTCCAGCTTGTGGTAATAAATTTGTTGCCAATGAAGTTGGTAAACCAGCAGCACTACTTAGTCCTCCTGTTAAATTAGAAAACTGTCCTGCTACATTTTGAAGTTCATTAGTTGCATTAGCTGCTATTTTTTCTGCATTAGCCTTTGCAATTTGTATTAAATTTTGAGGTACCCCTGCTTGTAAAGGCTTAAATGAATCAGTAATTGCTGTAAAAGCACTTGCACTTACACCTTTAGCAGCATCAATTAATCCTGACACACCTGTAATTTTTGGTAGTGCGCTTAGACTTCCTTGCACTGCCGATAATGCTCCACTTACATTATTCATAGCGCCTGCTGCAAAGTTTCCTGCGTTGATAGTACCTAAAACTTTACTTGCTGAACCAGTTAATGAATTTATAGTATTTGAAGCTAAACTTGTAACACCGCCTAATGCTGTAGTTGCTACATTCTTTATTGTATTTACAGTGTTTGTTATACCATTGTTAAAACCTGATAAGACCATACCTGCTACGGCAGTTGGAGCTTCTTTACCTGACATAATTCCTGTTGCCTGTAGCCCACTTTGTACCTGTTGCAAGTTTCTAACTGCCGCTCCAACTTGTGCTGGTAAGTTAGTTGCCATATCAACAACAGATTTTACACCATCTTTACCTGTGAATATTGCATTAGACATTGATTGTGTTATATTAGCACCTGATTGTATTAGTGCATTTACAGTCGCACTAGATCCTGGCTTAATGAATCCTGCTGTTTCTAATTGTTTTGGATTTAATGCTAACGGTCCAACTGCTGCAATATTTCCTGTAGCTGTTTTTACTATATCAGCACCCTTTGCAACTGCATCCTTTAAAGGTCCTGTTGCTGCTGAGGTTGCTGCTGCACTTACAAGTCCTGTAGTGGTAGCTTTATCAATTGAAGGGCTAACCGCTTCAACTGGTGGTACCGTGCTTATACCTGCTGCACTTACTTCTGCTTCATTAGCAGCATTATCTGCCAAATTATTTACAGCATCAGCACTGGAACTTGGATTAGCAGGTAAATTTTCACTAGCATTAGTTGATGTTTCAACGGCTACCCCCTGATTTGCACTTGACCATGGATAGTGTGCAGGTGCTCTTGATGTAATACTTTGTAATTTAACTGGAGCTGCTGCATATCCTTTTTCACTATCAAACAGTGTATCACTATGTGCGACAATAGGTAAATCTTTTACTTTTTCAGGTGTTACACTTGTTTCACCAGTATTTAAATTAACTTTACTGCCATTTATATAAGTAATACTTGAGCTGTTAAGACTTGCTTCACCAGTGCATTTTATACTGTATGCACCATCTACCAAATGAGTAAACTTACCCATTGTATAAGCTTGAAAATCTTTACCTGTTTTTACTGATAAATCTTTTTCAATATTTACAGTTGATTCCTCTGCAAAAATTTGTAATTTCTTTTTAGCATGAATGTTAACATTGTTATCTGCATGTAAATTTAAATCACCTTGTGTTCTAATGTTTACTGAATTAGTTGAGTACATATCAATTGTACCCTCTTTACCTAACTCAATATAACTTTGTCCATTACTATGCAATATAGAAAGGACTTGTCCACTATCACTTAATAATATTTGATGTCCTAATGCTGTTCTAATTCTAATTAATTGATCTTGTCCAACTATATCACCATCATCCATGACAATACTATGTCCACCTCTACGGCTAATTACCTTTAAGGTTTCTTGGTTAGATTCTTCAAGTGAACTTAATATTGTATCGTCTGTATAACCTCCTTCGTAAATAGGTCTACCAGGTGTACTTACACCCCATCCTACACGACTTGGACTCTCACGTTGGCTACTACTTGATATTGGACCCCTTATTGGATCACGAATTATACCTTGTTGTGCCATAATAGATGCAACATAACTATGTACAGGTTTAGGGGCAGTTAAAAATAATGGACTATCTTCTTGATTGGCATCATTAGTGTTCATATTTGTAACAGGCAATCTTTCAGCACCACCCAATGATTTTCCTTCACCTTTATTAGGCACAACATTTTCATTAGGAAAATTAGCTCCAATAGCAGGAACCATTCTTAATGCTTCTGGCTTAGGTATACAACCCACCCAAAAACCATAATTAGGATCACCATTTACAAAAACACAAAGAACCTCAGTACCAATATCAGGTGGACTAAACCACATTCCATAACTTGCTGGATTACCTACAAAATCTCCTGGACCTGTATTGTTTGACGTTGGTTCTACATAACCATAAAACGGAGTAAGATAATTTACTGTTATCCAACTATCAGCATTATCAGGATCACTGCCACCTATATCAGCTACAAATACCTGCAATCTGCCCGACCTTATAGGATCAATATTATCTTTAACAACACCTATTACTGGTACAGTTCTATAATTGCCTTTACCTGCGCCTACTTCACCGCTAGCGGTGCTACCATAAGGTTTAAAATTATCTTGCATTGTTAAACCTCTCTACCTTCTGATCTAAAATCATCTGCTATGTAAACAATATTATCTGCTGTATTATCACCATCCTGAACAAAACCACCTCTTGTAGTTGGAGATGAATTTTGTTGCGAAGTTATGTCGCCTTGATTTTCGCTTCTAAAATCATCTGCTATATATTCAGTAGCGTTAGGTGCAGGAGGATCGTCTTTTAAACCTTTAGGTTGTACATTTTCACTTTCGCTCGCAGTATTCCCTTGACCTCTTAATAATAAATCATCTCTTGCATTTTCACCTGAAGGTATACGACCACCGTCATTAGCAGCTTTACTTTTATTATTTGGAAATGTGTTTAATTTTAATTCAAGTTCCTGTGTAAAAACTCCCTTATTAAATGTTGATGTTACCCAAACTACTCTATAACTAACACCTTTAACTTTAGGTACTTTAGGAGGATATCTAAAAAATTCAATAGACTCATTAATACTTAATAAACCTGAACTATTCAGATAGTCAACTGGTTCTTTAAAATCTATTTCAATAAAAGTTTGACCACCATTCGCATTTATAGTAAAACCATCACTACCATAAAATCTATTATAAACGCTATTGATAGTATCTGGACTATCTATAACTAAAAAGTCAGGATCTCCTAAAATTGTTACTCTTGCTTGGGCGTATGAACCAGGATCATAAAGTGATGTTACCACACTATTTTGAGGGAATAATCCTTTACTTAAATCACCTTGACTTGGTTGAGGCTGATTTTTATTAGGTTCTAACGGTATACTTGCATCACCTCCTTTATCATTACCCTTACCATCACTACGTGTATCTAAAGTCACATTAAAATAAGCATTGTTAAGTTCCTGTTCATACTTAATAATAGCATTATTTTGTCCTGTATACCAATATTCATAACGTTTTACAGGTCCATAATAATTAATTTCATCATTTACATATGGACTTATAACAATAGGCGCTTGATAAGGTTGTATAATATAGGTTATATCATATGCATAATCTCCTACTTTTGTATCATATCCATTTACTCTAACATCTGCACTTAAGTTATACCATGTGATTCCTCCTTTAGGTGGTCTAGGATTATTGGGATCATCTTCCTCACCTTCTGGGTCACTATCATAAAGTTTTGTTAATGCTTGTTTTAGATAATCACTTTGCAAAATAATTAAACCAATAGCTTGCATGATACTTGTATCGGTTTTAAATTTTAATGTCCTTAATAAACTATTAGGTACTGCTTTGGTTTCTAAATATGGATTTACTTTTTGTTTATTAGTAGCCTTCATAGGCCATTGTGATTTTTGTGTTTCATCTGCAATTGACGCATTACGAATGAGTTCGTTTCCTTGTCCTTTAAATACAACAGAATATGTGTTAGCCAATTCTCTTACATTATCTGCAACTTCAAGTTTTTGTTGACGATTTAAACTAGTTAATAAGCCGATTATTGTACCATCTTCATCATCGCCCACCAAGGCGTCAAATACATTAGCAGCAGTAATTTGTAAATCTTTTGTAGTTCTGCCTTTTTTGTTTCCAAATGCAATGTCTGGTGCCGCCGTTTTTGCTTCTATATTATAAATAACAGCTTTACCATCTATTTTAAATTTTATATTTGTTATAAAAACATCATAATAACGTTCAAAAATACCATCACTATTTCCACTATTATCATTGGCATTACTTACAAACGATTCTTTACCTGTAATTAATTTTCCATTAATATCGTATCCTAAAAATCTTATACCAATAATAAAAAATTGTCTAGAAGCATTTTTTTGTTGATTTGCATTTTTAGTTGTACTTCCTCTACCCAATGCTTCATTTGCCCTTTTAAGATTACTTAAAAAACTAAAACCATATGGTTCAGTAATAGTAAATGTAATTGTAGTAACATTACTTGCCGTTTGTGTTGCAGAACTATCTGTAGCTGTTTTAATTTTTAAGTTATCTATATAGTAATCATAATTAAACCCAGGAGCTCTTTTACTTGATTGATTGTTTATACCACCGCTTTGTGCAATTAAAAATGCACCGCCAGTGCTTGAAGCAGTATTTAAAGCAGATATATTTCTTCTGCCTGAGTTGACAAATGAATTATAAGATTCAGGAGTAACCATATATAACGATAGTTGATAGGTATAACTCGCTAAATTACTTAATGGATTGTCTTTGCGTTTTCCTACTCGTTGATTTGGATTACTTGGTTGCTTTTTACTTGTAGTATTAATTTGTGGTGCTAAACCACTAGTATCCATTTCTCCTGCGTTGTCATTAAGTTGTGGTGCTAAACCACTAGTATCCATTTCTCCTGCGTTGTCATCATCTGATCCACCTTGACTAATATACTGTTCGTTCTGTGCTTCAGTTTCATTTGCTGGACCACCAACAGCAGGTCCGTCTTGATCACCTGAAGTTTGACCATCAACATTATTATTATTACTCATTAATTAACTCTATTATTAAGTATAACTTATTTGAAATACCGTTAGTTTGTTTTTCTTTTATGATAGCCATTATATTCCTAATACTTGTTTAATAGTATCTAACTTTGGAATATAAATTCCTAAACCTGTTACAAAATCAAAATACGGGTCTTTAAGTCTATTAGGATTACGTTGTGCAAACACCCACCATAATCTACTATCCGCATACAAATCATATGCCAACAAATCAGGTCTATATTCATAAACTCTTTGTATATTCCAATATACATCACTACTTACAATGGGTATAGGTCTATTAATCATTATATCTAAAAATTTACCATTTTCAATACCTGTATTATAATAAGGACTTGTTCTAGGGTATAAATCGTTATTTGCCATTACCATATCCCTGCTTGTTTGTTTTGTGATCCACGTAATAATTTTCCTGAAGCATAATCTTTCAAACTAAAGCGATTACTTATGTCATTTCTACTTATAATTGGTACACAACCTATACTAATTTGAATTTTTGTAGGAACATATGTTGGCTCTACTGTACCACCTGGTGTGGTTTGATATTGTGGACCTATAGGTTGTCCACCACTTTGTAAACCAACCAATCGATTGTTTGTAATAGAATTATCATTAATAGGTGTATTACCTGAACTTCTATTAACCCCAGCTAGAGTAGTAGTAGAACCTGCTCTTATATAATCAACATCACTAGGTAAAGAATAAGTAAAACTTGTTACTGCTAAAGGATGTGCATCAAATTGAAATGCACCCAATCCACTTAAATAACATAACGGTGGAGGTGTTCCTGGTTTAGGGTTTTGATCCTGACCATAAAACATTTTGGTTACCGATCTTAAAAAATGTATTACAGCTAATAAATAATCAGCTTCAAATGTATCTTGTGCTGTAAAATCACCAGTTATCTGTAAGTTATCAATTGAACTATAGTTGTATTGAAAAATTTTATAATTACTATGCGTTAAATCAGTAGTTGTATAACTTGCAGCATAAGTTAACTGAATAGATGGTGTGTATGGAAATATAATACCATCGGTTGCTGCTAGTGGTTGTAATATACCTTGTACCTGTTTTGATTTATAAAGATAATCTGCTGATGGTGCTAAACTTAAGCGAACTCTCCAATCTTCACGTTGTTTAAAATTAGCTTCATCCTGTGCTGTTGCTCCAGTCCTAGCATTAATTTGAGCTCCTGTTAATCCTCTAGAACTTCCTCCTGCTGCAGGATCTGTATTAATGCCTAATTCTCCTAAATCAGCTTCAGTTGGTAAATCAGTATTAATTCCTAATTCCCCCAAATCAGCGACAGGATATGGTTCTTCATTTATATCGATTACAGGTGGTTCTTCATTTTCTATAAATTCTTCATTGAAAGTTCTAAATGCTTGTTCACCTTCTTCTTCTGTAAGCTGCGGTGGTTCTTGTAATCTATTTTCATTACTTACAATTACTTCTTCTACTCCTGTAAACTCATCTGTTGGTACGCCAGGAGGCTCTGATAAAGGTGAATTAGTTAGTGGTACCGATTCAGGAACAGTTGGATCAGTTTGAGGTGATACAGGGGGCGGAGGACTAGGGTTTTCAGGTACACTTGTATTAGTTGCTGTTGCTGTGGCTTGGGCTTTTGATGCTTCCTGTGTTGCCTTGTTATAACTAGACCTAACAGCACCTCCTAAATCTGTTGTGTTTAAATCTCTAGCGCCGGCTGCTCTTAATTGTGTTCCTAGACTATCTAATGTTGAATTATTAGGTCTAGATGAACTAGTTTGAGTGGCGGTTGCCGTCTGACCCCCTGAAGTGGTAACAGTTATTGTTTGGGTGTTCGCCTCGGTGTTTATAACTGTTGTTACTGTTAGCACTCCCAGTGATGAAGTAACTGTACTGGTATATTGTGGCATGTCGTCTTATTATCCTTATATATATTTAGCTAAATAAATATAGCATCATTTTACCAAATACAAATTAAATTGTTGTGCCCTCCACAACATCTATGATATAATTATTAAAATAAAGGATTTTATGAGTACCTCCAAAAAACCGGTTAACTACCTTAACAATAAAGACATATTAAAAGAAATACACACAAGCAAATCATCATATTGTTATTTTACTAAAAAAGAATATCATATGTATGATTTAATTATTGACATGCCGCAAAGTTCACTTGAAGAATGTTTTAAATATGCAAAAAAACGTGATATTATAAAACAGGCTAAAGAAAATAGAGCACTAAGATTATCATTAGAAAAAGGAGCTAAAGACCTTGTAGATCCAAAATCAATACCTACTACAGATTTAGTGTTTAGGGTAATGACTTGGGAACATATACCTATATCTACTAAACAACCTAGGAAAACTAATAAAAAAAGAACCGCTATTGATATTTTTGAATTTGAAGACGATGAAGATGATATATTTGTTGAATTAGAAGATACAACTACTAAAGATGAAGTAGACGACATGGTTCATGTTAAAGTAAATTTTCCACCTTTTCAACATTACAAAATTGATGAAAATGATAGTTTTTATTGTGTAGGTAAAAGTCATTGGACAGGTGGTATCAAGACTGGTAAATTTAGCAAGGAACACGGTACAATTACAGATAAATTGGCTAGAATGTATATTATGATGTGTGAAAAATATGCCATGAAATATAATTGGCGTGGGTATACTTACAGAGATGAAATGCAAAATAGTGCAATACTTCAACTTACATATGTGGGTTTACGATTCAATGAAGCGAAGTCAGCTAACCCATTTGCTTATTACACTGCCGCTATAACAAATAGTTTCTGTCGTGTATTAAACACAGAAAAACGAAATCAAAACATACGTGATGACATTTTAGAAATAAATGGATTAAATCCTTCTTGGTCTAGACAAGGAGTTGGATCTATAGGTCCAGTCTTTGAAGAATAATTAACCAATAACTTTGAATTGTGTAAAAATTAAAGTTATACTTATAAAATGAGTAATTTATTTAAAAAGGCAGCAATTTTTACCGACGTGCATTTCGGTTTAAAGTCAAATAGTTTACAGCACAATATTGATTGTGCTAACTTTGTTGATTGGTTCATAGATAAAGCTAAAAAGGAACAATGTGATACTTGTTTCTTTTTAGGTGACTATAATCATCATCGTGCTAGTATAAACATCCAAACATTACAATTTGGATTAAAAGCATTAGAAAAACTAAATCAAAACTTTAGCCAAGTATATTTTATTCCAGGCAACCATGACTTATATTATCGTGACCGTCGTGACATTCATAGTGTAGAATGGGCTAATCACTTACCAAATGTACACATTGTTAATGATTTTTTTAAACAAGATGATGTAGTTATTTGTCCATGGTTAGTACAGGATGACTACAAGAAAATCAAAAAAATGTCAGGTAAATATTTGTTTGGACATTTAGAATTACCTCATTTTTATATGAATGCTATGGTAGAGATGCCAGATCATGGCGAAATTAATGAAGAACATTTTGTTGGTTTTGAAAGTGCTTTCAGTGGACATTTTCATAAACGACAAGCACGTAAAAATATTTGGTATATAGGTAACGCTTTCCCGCATAATTATGCTGACGCAGGTGATGATGCACGTGGTATGATGATATTAGAATGGGGTAAAGACCCTGTTTTTCATAGTTGGCCAAGACAACCTGTATACCGTGTACATAAACTTAGCGATATATTAGATAATCCACAGGGCTTGCTATTAATTGATAGCCATGTTAGGGTACACCTAGATATTGATATAAGTTATGAAGAAGCTAACTTTCTACGTGAAACATTTATTCCCGAATACAAACTACGTGAAATGACATTAATACCAATGAAATTAGAAAATGTTGACCAAGGTAATTTTGAGGGACTGAAATTTGAAAGCGTTGACCAAATCATCGTAGATCAGATTAACGCTATTGAAAGTAATAGTTTTGATAAAAAATTATTATTGGATATCTATAACACACTATGATAACACTAAAAAATATAACCTTGCGTAATTTTTTGTCTATTGGACAAGTCACACAAGCAGTAAACTTTGATAGAAAAGAGTTAACACTAATATTAGGTGAGAACTTAGACTTAGGTGGTGACGGTGCACGTAATGGTACTGGTAAGTGCGTTGGGATAAATACTATAGTTAGAGTAAGAAACACTCTCACAGGTGAGATATGCTCTATAACTATGGGAGAATTATATGAAGCAGCCAAAATTTACACTGACCCAAATAATAGATAAAACATTGATAGAAATTATTAAAAACATAGAACCTAACCTCATGGCATCAATTAGAGAAAAATTGTTATGTCATGTTGACATAACTAGTGTTAAAAAATGTGAAGCCATTGTAAGACAAAATATGCTAACCTTACCTGGAGTAGGTAAGGGAGGAAAAAAATATTGGCTTAGTAGGGGTTGGGACGAACTGTCAGCAGAAATTAAGGCTAAAATGTGTATGAAGGACATTAATAGTAAAACAGTAAGAAAAAGCACTTACTCTATTAATTTTTGGACAGACAGAATTAATCCTAAAACAGGAAAAAAATATACATTCGCCGAGGCTGAGTTTGAAAGAAATTCTAGAAGACCTATAAGAAAAGAATATTGGATTAATAAAGGGTACGATGATGAAATCGCCTTATTTTTGGCACAAAATCAAAAAAACTTTAATAATAGCATGGGAGCGAAAGCATCAAAAAACAGAAATGTTAACCGTATAAGAGCACATAGTCATCGTACTATTGAGTATTGGATGTTACGAGGCTATTCAAAAGAAGAAGCAACAAACAAAGTTACAGAAGCTCAAACTTTATTTTCACAAAAAAAATGTGTTGAAAAATATGGAGAAGAAAAAGGATTACAAATTTGGAGCGAACGACAAATTAAATGGCTGTCTTCTTTAAAAAAATCGGGATTACATGGTGGATTTTCAAAAATATCACTTGAGTTGTTTGAATCCATAAAATGCAATATCCCAAATATAAAGTTTGGTTATAATGAGGTTGTATTAAGAATAAACAATATGTCATACTCTATAGATTGTATTGATGTTCTACAAAAAAAAATTATAGAGTTCTATGGTGACTATTGGCATGCCAATCCTAACAAATTTAAAGCCACAGATGTCATAAAAAAAACAACCGCAGAAAAAATATGGGATCATGACCGTCAAAAAATAAAGTTACTTAATGATGATGGGTACACTGTATTAATAATCTGGGAGTCGGAATACAAAAAAGACAAACAAGGAATAATCAACAAATGCATAAACTTTCTGAATCAGTAAAAAGAAAATTCATAGAAAGTCTAAATTTAAATAATTTAGAAATAGAAACTGATACTGGTTGGAAGCCAATTTCCAAAATACACAAAACAATACCTTATACTGTTTGGACAATAGAAACAGAAACAGGAAAACAGCTAGAATGTGCTGACGATCATATTGTTTTCACTGATAATGCTACAGAAATATTTGTAAAAAACTTAATTCCTTATAAATCACATATATTAACTTCATCAGGAATTGAAAAGGTACACACAATTACTTCTTCGACTAGAGAAGAAAACATGTACGATATTACCGTTGATTCACCTGACCATAGATATTACACTAACGAAATACTGTCACATAACACAACCTTAATCCAAGGGTTATGTTATGCATTATTTGGTGTACCAATAAATAATATACGTAAGGATAATCTTGTAAATCGTACCAATAGTAAAGGTATGTTAGTTACATTAGATTTTAACGTAAATGGTACAGACTATAAGATTGAACGTGGTCGTAAACCTAACATACTAAAATTTTATGTTGACAATAAATTACAGAAAACGCAGGATGATGCACAGGGCGAGAACAAGGAAACACAGAGTTTCATTGAACGCACTGTTAATATGTCTAGTGATATGTTTCGGCATATTGTCGCCCTTAATACTTACAGCGAACCCTTCTTAGCACTTAAAGCAAACGATCAACGTGCTATTATTGAACAATTACTTGGTATCACCTTACTAAGTGAAAAGGCTGATGTTATTAAAGACCTCATACGTCAGAGCAAAGATGATATCCAACAAGAAGAATTTCGTGTTAAAGCCGTAGAAGAAGCAAATAAGCGTGTTAAAGAACAAATTGAAAGCACTAAGCGCAGACAAAAACTTTGGAAAACAAAACATAACGAAGATTTAGAAAATCTAGCTATTCAATATACTAGATTAAGTCAAATAGATATTGAAATAGAATTACAAGCACACAAAGATTTAGCCATATATAATCAACAAGTTTTGTTAAAAATCTCATATGATAGTAAGGTTGCAAGTCTTAAAAAAGATATTGCCAAAGAAGAAAAAGATTACAAAAAACTAGAAACTGAAGTTAACACACTAAAAGATCACAAATGTTATACTTGTGGGCATGAATTGCATGATAAACAGCACACTAGTGTACTAGAAAGTAAATATAATTCATTGGTAGAGAGTAAAAATTTACTTGATGATTATAAGTTTCAATTAGACGAATTAATAAAAGTTCCAGTTACTGTGATTGATAAACCAGTCACATATTATCAAACTGAGGCTGAAGCTATTAAACATAGCAGTCAAATTGAAACAATTATTAAACAGATTGAAGATAAAAGTAATGAGACTGATCCATATCAAGAACAAATCAATGAGATGGAAAGTCAAGCATTACAGGAAGTTAATTTTGATAAGATTAATAAAATCACTAGAACAATGGAACATCAAAAGTTCTTATTAGATTTATTAACAAGTAAAGATAGTTTTGTACGTAAGAAAATTATTGACCAAAATTTAAGTTATTTGAATTCACGATTAACACATTACTTAGATAAGATTGGATTACCACATCAGGTTGTATTTAAAAATGATTTACAAGTAGAAATTACAGAACTAGGTCGTGAAATGGACTTCTATAATCTTTCAAGGGGAGAAATGAATAGATTAATTTTGTCGCTGTCTTGGGCATTTCGTGATGTTTGGGAAAATTTATATAGTCCAATTAATGTATTGTTTATTGACGAGTTACTAGATAACGGCACGGATGCTATTGGAATGGAAAATTCTATAAGTATCTTAAAAGATATGTCACGCCGTAGACAAAAGTCCATTTGGTTAATTAGTCATAAAGACGAACTAGCTATGAGGGTAAATAGTGTTTTAAAAGTAATAAAAGAAAATGGCTTTTCAACTTATGCTACTAGCACTGAACTTGAGTAACTTGATAAATTATTGTGAGTCGCGGTACTGGAAATACCCACTCACTCTAAAGCTATCAAGGAGCATCAGCATGAATATTTATAATAATACCATACTTTTAAAATAAATATAATATGCCTAGTCCACAAAAAGCAAAAGGTTCAGGATTTGAGAGAGAAGTTGCAAAATTCTTAACAGATACTTATGACGAAAGCTTTATACGTGCTCCAGGAAGTGGTGCTTATGTCGGTGGTAAAAATCAAGTAAGAAAAGAAGTATTACATGAAGGTCAGATTCGTAGCTTTAAGGGTGATGTTGTACCTGGACAAAGTTTTGGTAATATGAATATCGAATGTAAATTTTATGCTGATTTTCCGTTTAATCTAGTGTTAGCTGGAAACTGTAAAGTTTTAGATGCGTGGCTAGATCAACTAATGTCTGTAAGTGAACCTCAAGATTTAAATTTACTTTTTATGAAATTTAATCGTAAAGGAAAATTTATGTGTGTCCAAAGTAAACTTACTTGGATAACAGACCAATTTTTATATTATACATCAAAAAATCACAATGATTGGTTAATAATAGAATTTGAACATTTTTGGAAATTAAACAAAGAACTAATTAAAAAATATAGTAAAATAATTGACACCAAGTCAGAACAACAAATACAAATTACTAGAATTTCACATAACCCTTTATTATAAAAATTTGTTTGGTCTAGGTTCCTAGACCCTCCTTGAGAAAGTACAGGTAGTGCTGTGCCGACGGATCTGGAGTAGGAGGATAACCTATCCTCATTATACCGAGAGTGCAATCGACAAAGCGAACACTCAACAAGCCTATAGCTATTTTGTCTTGATGTTATAGGATGTGCGTTGCCGAAGATGTGTTTACAAACATAAGCTTCACTACAGGCCATAAACTTTAAAGGGCAACCGGTAGGATACATAAGCAGTAAGGCTGTATGTATTGGCAAAGACAACACGGAGTGACAAGCATGGCAAGTCCCGTTGGTAGTGCTGAATAGCACTACCATGGAGATCCTAGCGGCAAGTATTAGTTTTTAGTATCAATAATTAAAAAATAAGACCGAACGTTAGTGAGGTCTTAGACGAACGTGGTTCGTCTTCAAAAGAAGGGTAGTCCTGATTTTTTAGTTGTGTCTAAATTTTCGTTAGCAATATTGGATATAACATCTCTTTCAAATGTTGACATATTTAAAACGTCATTATATGAAACACTACCTCTCATATACCAACTTAATTTTAACGCATTTTCTTTTATTGAATTTGCTTCTTTTTCAAGGCTATCAAGTAGCTTCTGCACTTCTTCAGGTTGTAAGTACAGAAGCCTTATTCGAAAAAATCAGTAACATTTAATGCAACACGTTGTAAATATTCATTTGCACAACTATTGCATTTTAACTTAACAGGTTTTATTTCACTAGTTTCTCTTAATGAGACACCATAATTTCTCATTTCTTCAAAAGTTGCTTTATCTGTATTCAATATAAATTCAAGTATAAAGTTATAATCTGTTACTGTTTCATTGGGTAGTTCAATTCTATCTATGCCTTTAGCAATAATTGCAAATAGATTTTCATTGACTTTACGCATGGTAATTCCAGTTTTGTTTAATCGTTCTTTGTCATCTTGTATTTTTTCTAAATTGTTGATTTCTACTTGAGTTTCAAATTGCATTAGGTTTGTTTCATTTACTGTTTTATAATCTAATGGTTTAAAAAATATTTTTAAATCTCCAATTTGTAATGGTTCATGATAATTACCTAACTTAATATTTTGAAGTAAAATCAATAAGTTTATTGCAAATGTTTCTTCATTATTGCAATTTGTACATGTACTTAATATGTCTAAATTGTTACCGGTGCTTGCTGACTTAATACCTATTAATAATGCATCAATATCAACTGCTGGAATTCTCCATGGGTCTTTAATATTAGGCACGCAACTTTTTATAATGTCAACGATAGCAGTACCGTTATATAATGCATCAGGAGTTTTTGATGTTATTTCATCAATCGCTGTCATTGGAAATATGGGTAATTCACTATTTTCAGGCATTTCAATACTATTTTGAGGATAAAATTTACCTTGACTTGGTAATTTTAAATGTAATGCAGGTCTTCTAAAGTATTGTCGTAATGGGTTCATTCATTCTCCTGTTTTTAAAAACATAAATATATGTAGTATTTATATATGGAAAACCATGGCTGATAATTTAGATCCCAATTTGTTAAGAGAACTGTATGAAAATTTTAGTTTATTAACCTCTAGTACTGGATATCAAAATAAAGAATTTGATAGTTTAACAAGTTCAACTAGAAGTTTAAACACTGAATTTATTAAACTTATTGGTATTACAAATAGTGATTTAGCCAAAAGTTTAACTCAATTTAATAAAAATCTAGATAAGTCATCAAAAGATGCAGAAAAAGCTGATAAGTTTGCACAGACAGATTTAGAAAAAAAGAAAAAACAAAGTAAAGAATTAGAAACTGAACATACCCGCAATTTAACATATTATAAAAGTTTAAGTGGGTATGCTACAAGTTTAGAAGGTTTTGTAAATCAAACTTCGTCCGCATTGTCAAAGGCTGCTGGAAATGGTTTAGTATTTTCAACAGCAATGGAAGCTGGGTCAATATATCTCAATAATTTAAGAAAAGTATATGAAGCTACTATAGATGCTCAAAATGCATATACAAGATCATTAATTGGAGGTCAAAGAGGATTTGCATTACAGGCAAGGTATAACGAACAAGTTGGTAAAGAAGCAAATGATTTACAAAGACAACTAGGTGGACTTGCCATACAAGTTGGTTCACTTGTAACATTTTTTACAATAGTAAGCAAGGTTAATCCTGTATTAAAAGCGTTGGGTATTGCAGCAGGAGCAGTTGCAACATTGTTCGGTTACAATGAACAAATTGCTGCAAAGGCTGCGGATGCTGCTTTAGAATTAGCTACCGCACAAGCTGAATTACGTGATAGAATAACTTCTACAATGTATGACTTAGGTGCTGCTTCTGTAATAGGTATAGAAGGAATTACTGGTTTTAAAAAGGATTTAGCAAAATTAACATTACCGTTTAGTGATTTAGCTAAATTTAGCACTATATTAAGAAACAATGTAAGTGAATTAGCAATTATAGGTCCTACTGCCGCTGAAGGAGGAAGAAAATTAGCTGAGATATCAGGTAAACTTATTGAAAGTGATTTAGGAAAACAGTTTGAATATATGGGTATTACTGTTGAAAAACAAACAGAACATACACTAAAATATTTATCCTTACAACAAAGATTAGGGTTTGCACAAGAAAAAGATACCACAAAACTAAGTATGGCAGCAGGAAAATATTTAGTTGAATTAGAAAAAATTGCAGTTTTAACAGGAGCTACAAGAGAAGAACAAGAAAAGGCAAGAGATCAAGTAATGGCAATTGAAGAATTAAGAGCCGCGATGCTTGCTGAAGAAGATATTGAAAAGAAAAAACAATTAGAAAGGGCAGTACAAGCAAGTGAAGCTTTATTTGCAGCTGGTGCAAAAGATGCAGGTGCTGCAATAGCTAAAATGGCAGCAGCAGGTGGTGCTATTACAAGTCAAGAATCAGCTAGATTGCAAATGGCTGCTCCCAAATTTGTAGAAGATATTCTTAATGGCAAAGGTCCTGTTACAGTTGCATTAAAAGGGTTCGCAGGAGAAGTTCAAGAATTTCAAAAACAATTCGCAGGTACAGGCAGATTAAGTTACGAAGCTATAAAAGATATATTAATTATGGGCTTTAAAGATGCTGCTGATTTAAAAATAAAAGTAGACAATTCATATGCTGCTGCTGAAAAATTATCACTTGAGAAAAAAATTAGTCTTGATCAAGCACTTTTTGAAATTCGTAAAACTCAAGATGAAGAAACTAAAAAAGCAATTGATTTAGAAAGAAAATTAAGATTAGAAGCAATTGCACGACAAGAATCAAATGTTGTAGCCCAAGGCAATATCATGAATATGTTTGGAGAATCAACAAACATACTTAAAAAGGCTAGTGAATTTTTTGGAGTGGATGTTACGAAATTTGGAAAGGCGGTTAATGATTTTTTAGGTATTAATAAAAATAAAGATACACCTAAAAGTCATGAACAACTTGTAGCAGAAGAAAAATTAGATATTAAAAAACTTGCAGTTGAACAAAAAACAGATAAGACAACTAAATCAAGTCAAGAAGAAGATCGTGTCAAAAAAGATTATTATGATTTAATTAAAAAAGGAATGGTTGAAGAAGCAACTAAGAAAAAAGCGGAATTAAACAAGTTAACTGAAATTCGTCAAAAAGATGAAATGGAAGTAATGGCAGAAATAAAAAATGCCTTCCAAGCTGATCTTGAAAGAAAAAATGCAAAAAGAAAAGCAAATCAAAAAGCCAATATGCAAGAAGATAAGTTCTATCAAGACCGTGATATTGCACTGGCGGGAGTTTTAGTAGAAGAAGCAAAAGTAAAATTACAAACAGAAAAATTAAGTGATCTTATTGGTAAAAAAGTTGAATTAGAAAAGGATTTAGAAAAATCAACAGGAAAAGCTAAAACACAAATTCAAGAGCAGTTAAAAGTCAATAAGGATAGTATTGACATTGCTAAAAAAGAATTAGAAGTTCAACAAGAAGCATTAAAAATAAGCACAGAAAAAAAGAATGAATTTCAAAAAGCATTGAAAGATTTTACAGATAAAAAGAATGATGTACAACAATCAAGTCAAGGACAAACTAATTTTTTACAAAACTTAACATCATTTTTCGGCTTTGGCGCAGGGGCCTCTACTCCTGCCAAAGATATTTTATCAAAATTAAAACTAAAATCCTCTGAGGCAACAAGTGGTGGAGAATCATCATCTGCATTATTACAACTTGCTGAAAAAATTCAGGAACTCTATCCGAATGCTACATTCACTGCACTCAATGATTTGTATCATCAAAAAAATGCACCAGATAGTGCTCATGTAAAAGGTAAAGCTTTAGACTTTAGTTTAGGATTTAAACCTACTGCCGAAGAAGGTAATAATATAATTGAAAAAATTAAAAAATTGGGTGCTATTAAAGTTCTTGATGAATATAATAAACCATCTAAAAACTCTACTGGAGGACACATACACGTTGAAGTTGCACATGATGGTGGACATTTTAAGGGCCCAGTTGGTTCAGAATTTCCTGTATTGTTAAAATCTAATGAAACCGTACTTACAGCAGAAATGGTTAAATCATTACGTGAAAAACTAAATCAAGTTCAAAAGCAATCAGTTTCAACAATAATACCTGAACTTAATCAAAGTAAAGACAGTACTATTGTTACAAATGATTCATTATCAAAAAATATTCAACAATTAACTAATACAATTAAAAATATTCCAATATTTTATGATTCAAACACTACACAAGGCATTAAAGACATTGAACCATTATTTAAAAATATAGAAAAAACTATGGTACCTAATATTTTTGATCCTATTATTAAGGCATTTGGTATAAAAACCACTGAATTAAAACAGGTCGATCAAGAAAAAGAAAAAACACAAGTTACACAACAGAGCATACCTTCTACTAATAATGTAAGTAATGACTCCGCGGTAAAAGATTTAATTTCTATATTGATAAAACAACAAGAGCAAACAATGGAAAAATTTAATACTATGGTAGAATTGCTTGAAAGCAGTGCAAGATCACAAGATCAATTACTAAAGTATAGTATGTGATACTTAAACTAAATACATTATGGCTTACACAAAAAAATTCTTAAACAAAAGCGGTGTTTCTAGTCCTATTTCAGGTGGTAATAGTAATAGTAATGCTTGGAATGGAAGTCCAGGACAAAACGGGTCAAGTACAGGCGGATGGAATAATTTAGATTGGGGTTATAGAAATTATATGAGTAGACTTCCTGAAGTCTACACAGGTCACCCAAATAGAATTGAGCGTTATAATCAATATGAAATGATGGATGTTGATGCTGAAATAAATGCTTGTTTGGATATTATTTCAGAATTTAGCACAATGAAAAATGAACATAATAAAACACCTTTTATGTTTAATTTTAAACAAGATCCTACTCCAAACGAAATTAACATTCTTACAACACAATTGCAACAATGGTGTAAATTAAACGAATTTGATGTAAGAATATTTAAGGTATTCAGAAATGTAGTAAAATATGGTGATCAAGTATTCGTTCGTGACCCAGAAAACTTTAAATTATATTGGGTCGATATGGTTAAAGTTATTAAAGTTATTGTTAATGAAAGTGAAGGGAAAAAGCCAGAACAATATGTTTTAAAAGATTTAAATGTTAACTTACAAAATCTTAGTGTGGCTCAAAAAACAAATACAGATTTTGCAGCTAACCCAGCAACAGGTCTTGGTGGTACAGGCGGAGGAACTAATACACCTTATACAGTACCTGCTATGCCATATAATACATCAGGTAGTAGGTTTACGTTGGGACAAAGTGAAAGTGCAGTAGATGCCAAACATATCGTTCATTTGAGTTTAACTGAGGGCTTAGATAGATTTTGGCCTTTTGGGCAATCAATACTAGAAAACATTTTCAAAGTTTATAAACAAAAAGAATTATTAGAAGACGCTGTATTGATTTATCGTGTACAACGTGCTCCTGAACGTAGAATGTTTAAGATTGATGTTGGTAATATGCCAAGTCATATGGCTATGGCTTTTGTTGAGCGTATTAAAAATGAAATTCATCAACGTAGAATACCTAGTTTGTATGGTGGACAAAGTATCGTTGATGCATCATATAATCCATTAAGCATGAATGAAGATTATTTCTTCCCTGTTACAGCAGATGGACGTGGTAGTAGTGTTGAAGTATTACCTGGTGGTCAAAATTTAGGCGAAATTGATGATTTACGTTATTTTAATAACAGACTAGCACGTGGTTTACGTGTACCTAGTAGTTATTTACCAACCGGCCCTGATGATAATACGACTCCACTAAGTGATGGACGTGTTGGTACTGCAATGATTCAAGAGTTTCGTTTTAACCAATATTGTGAAAGACTTCAAAATTATCTAGCACTTAAACTAGATGAAGAATTTAAGTTATTTTTACGTTGGCGTGGATTTAATATTGATAGTAATTTATTTTCGATAAATTTTAATCCTCCACAAAATTTTGCTGCATATAGACAAGCAGAACTTGATACAAGTAGAGTTACTACATTTTCAACAATGGAAGCATTTCCGTATGTAAGTAAGCGTTTTGCTATGGAAAGATTTTTAGGATTAACAGAAGAAGAAATTTCTAAGAATGAAAAACTTTGGCGTGAAGAAAACAATAAAGATATTGATGTTGACCCAGAAGGTGGTGATTTAAGAAATATAGGTATAAGTGTGGGAGATATTGAAACTGATATAGGTACTGCTGAAGAAATGAATGCGCCACCTGAAGAAGAATTACCTGAACCCGAAGTCGCAGGTCCTGTTACAAGTGCACCTGGTGCACCGACTCCCACTGGAGCTGCTCCAACAGCATAAATATAATTATGAAATTATACGAAATGTTTGAAAAGGCTATACCAGGATATCAGGATGCAAATGCTGATCATAGTAAACCTGTATTTAAACAAAGTAGAAAAACAAAACTTACTTTAAAACAAATACGCAAACTTAGAAAAATGTTAGATGTTAGAAACTATGAAAAGAAAGAAAATCTGAAAAAAATCCACGATCAATACGGACCTAAGGCTGAAGCAGCAAGTACAGTCTAAAAATTCAAAAACGTAAAAAAATAGTACATTTTGAGCTATTTTTTGTCATATACTATAAATAAAACTATCAAAGCCATTTTATTCAGGAGAAAACTATAATGGATAACCAAAAATTTGAAAAGCTTATTGATCTTATTATCAATGAGAATGAAGAACAGGCACGTGAATTATTTCATGAAATTGTTGTAGAAAAATCAAGAGAAATCTATGAAAGTATTTTAAATGATGAAATGAACGAAGAACAAGGCATGGTTGGTGAAGTTGGTCAACTTATGGATGAAATAAGTTCAGAAGAATCAGGCGAAGACATGTCAGAAGCAGATGATGATATGGAAGGTATGGACGACATTGAAGATGAAGTCATTGATATAGATAGTGATGAAATGGGCGATGGCGATGAGCCTGCTACAAAAGATGACATTGAAGATATTAAAGATAAACTTGATGAATTAATGGCAGAATTTGAACAAATCATGGGTGGCGACGACGGCATGGATGACATGGACGGCATGGGTGACATGGACGGCATGGGTGATGAAGAAGGCGAAGAAGAATTGTCTGAAGAAGCAGACGATGAAGAAGAAGATATGGCTGAATCACTTGAAGAAGCAATACAGTTAAAAAAAGTTAGTGTAACACACGGTGATAATGGTGCAAACACCAAATCAGTTGCATTAACAAAACCAAAAGTTGTAAGCACAGGTGCTAATCCTGTAAAGTTTAGTGGTCATGATGAAGCAGTTCCAACAAGTCCTAAAGGCCCAAGTAACGCATACAGCAAAGGTGAAACACAAGTAAAAGGTGCAGGTTCATTTAAAAATGCTCCAGCACAAAACAACGCTGATTTAGAAAAAGCACCAGCTGCTAAACACGGTGATGATGGTTCAAACACAAAGAGCCCAGTCGCTGAGTCTAAAAAATCAGTAAAGAAAGTTATTAGGTAAGGATAACTGAGTACAATGGCTTTGATACTCAAGGAGCGCCTAACTTTCGACCGTGCCAATATGGTCGTAGAAAGTGAAGGTGAAGGTAGTTTAAAGAGCCTTTATATGAAAGGTATCTTTATTCAGGGTGGGGTAAAGAACGCAAATGAGCGTGTTTACCCCGTATCTGAAATAGAAACTGCTGTAGACACATTGAATAAACAAATACAAGAAGGTTACTCAGTATTAGGGGAAGTAGATCACCCAGATGATCTAAAGATTAATTTAGACCGTGTATCACATATGATTACAAATATGTGGATGGACGGAGCTAATGGATTTGGAAAATTAAAAATATTACCAACTCCTATGGGACAATTAGTACGTACCATGTTAGAGAGTGGTGTTAAGCTAGGTGTATCAAGTCGTGGCAGCGGTAATGTCAATGATTTGGACGGTAGAGTCAGTGATTTTGAAATTGTCACTGTTGATGTAGTTGCCCAACCAAGCGCACCAAATGCGTATCCAAAAGCAATTTATGAAGGCGTTATGAACATGAAGTATGGTCATAAGATGTTAGAAATTGGTAAGGAAGTTAAGGGTAACAAAAAAGTAGAAAAGTACTTGAAAGAGGAAGTGTTGCGCCTCATCAAGGACCTCAAAATAAAATAAGGGGAAAAGCAAATGTTTGATGCTATCAAACCACTACTTGAGAGCGGACTTATCAAGGAAGATGTAGCCCAAGAATTAAATGAAGCTTGGGAAGGCAAACTCAATGAAGCCCGTGAACAAGTTCGTGCTGAATTACGTGAGGAATTCGCACAACGTTATGAACATGATCGTAGTGTAATGGTTGAAGCCCTAGATAAAATGATTAGTGAAAACCTTTCAGAAGAAATTCAAGAATTTCAAAATGAAAGAAAGTCACTGCATGAAGAAAGAGTTAAAGCACAGTTAAAATTAAAAGAAAACGCACAACGTTTTAATGATTTTATGGTTACAAAGTTAGCAGAAGAAATTCGTGAACTACGTACTGACCGTAAAGTGCAATTTGAAAATCAACAAAAGGTTCAAGATTTTGTTGTACATGCTTTAGCTAGAGAGATTAAAGAGTTTTCAATTGATAAACAAGCAGTTGTTGAGGCAAAAGTTAAATTAGTTGCAGAGGGTCGCAAACAGTTACAATTGCTAAAACAAAAGTTTGTCAATGAAAGTGCAAACAAAATCAATCAAGCAGTTACTAATCAGTTGAAGGGTGAAATCAGTCAACTCAAAGAAGATATTAAATTTGCAAGAGAAAACAATTTTGGTCGTAAATTGTTTGAAGCGTTTGCAAGCGAGTTCAGCGTAACTCATTTAAACGAAAAAGCCGAAACACGCAAATTAATACAACAACTAAAACAAAAAGATGAATTAATTGCTGAATCACAACGCAGCATTAGTGAAGCTAAAAAATTAGTTGAAAGCAAAGAACGTGAAGTTAGAATTATCAAAGAGTCAAATATTCGTGAAAAAACAATGACTGAATTATTAGGTACATTGAACGAAGAAAAGGCACAGGTAATGAAAACTTTATTAGAAAGCGTACAGACACCAAAATTGAAAGTCGCTTTCGATAAGTATTTACCAGCAGTTTTGAATAATGGTGTTGAAAAACAACATACAAAACAAAATATCACTGAAAGAAAGATGATAAGTGAAATGACTGGTGATAAGTCTGCCAAAAAAGTAGAAGAAGTTGAGCCAGAAGTATTAGCTAACTTAATCGACTTTAAGCGTTTGGCGGGGCTATAAGTGAGACATTAATTAGGAGAAAAATTAATCATGTCAAAAGTTCTATTAGAAAGCCGTTGGGACGAAACAAAAGACGCCCTGTTAGAAGGCTTAAAGGGTAATCGTCGTAACACTATGGGAGTTCTCTTAGAGAACACCAAAAAGCAGCTACTTGCAGAAAGTTCAGCAGGTACAACAACAGCTGGTAACATTGCTACATTAAATCGTGTGATTCTACCAGTTATCCGTCGTGTAATGCCAACTGTTATTGCTAACGAATTGGTAGGCGTACAGCCAATGACTGGTCCAGTTGGTCAAATTCATACACTACGTGTTCGCTATGCACAGTCATTGACTGATACATCAGCAGCAGCAACAAGTGTAACAGCAGGTGAAGAAGCATTGAGTCCATTCAAAATTGCTCAGGCTTACTCACGCACACCACAGGCTACAGGCTCAAGTGCTTACTACACAGGTAATGACACAGCGGCTCTTGAAGGTAACGGTGGTAAGCAAATTTCAGTGCAAATCTTACGTCAGGCTGTTGAAGCTAAATCACGTAAGTTACAAGCACGTTGGACATTTGAAGCAGCACAAGATGCACAAAGTCAACATGGTATCGATGTAGAAGCAGAAATCATGGCAGCACTTGCACAAGAAATCACTGCTGAAATCGACCAAGAAATTTTGTTATCATTAGCAACATTAGCTTCAATCGAGTTCACATACAACCAAGCAACAGTAAGTGGTACAGCTACATACGTTGGTGACGAACATGCTGCTTTAGCAGTTCTTATTAATCGTGTTGCAAACTTGATTGCACAACGTACTCGTCGTGGTGCTGGTAACTGGGCAGTTGTAAGTCCAGCTAGCTTGACTGTACTACAAAGTGCAACAACAAGTGCATTTGCACGTACCACAGAAGGTACATTTGAAGCTCCAACAAATACAAAGTTTGTAGGTACTTTAAATGGCGCAATGCGTGTATTTGTAAACAGCTATGCACCAGACACACAACCTGTATTAGTTGGTTATAAAGGTTCAAGTGAAACAGATGCAGCAGCATTCTATTGCCCATATATTCCATTAATGAGCAGTGGTGTTGTTCTAGATCCAACAACATTCGAACCAGTAGTTAGCTTTATGACCAGGTATGGCTACATCGAGCTTACTAACACCGCAAGTTCGTTTGGCAATGCCGCCGATTATGTTGGGGAAATAGCAGTTTCTAACCTTACGTTTCAGTGAAATTTGGATTGTTTGTTTTATGAAATACAAAGGGTACTTCGGTACCCTTTTTTGATGCCCTTTAATAAGTAATAGTATATAATGAAACGCAGCCGATTATAAATAACTCTATGAAACATTTTATATACAAGACAACTCACACAAACGGAAAATACTACATAGGTAGACATAGTACTACTAACCTTGAAGATGGGTATTTAGGTTCAGGATTATGGCCGTCATCTATTAAAGATAAGACCACTTTAACTAGAGAGATACTAGAATATGCTGACGATGAAATATCATTAAAAGTGTTAGAAGGTAAATATCTAAATGAAAACTTTGGTAAAGATAAATGTATGAATCGTACTGCTGATCCAATTGGGTTTAGTAGTGAATTTAATCCAATGAAGGATCCAAAAATAGCCGCTAAGGTCAGCGGAGATAATCATTGGTCTCATCTTGATCCAGAAAAATATAGAGAAAAATTTGCCGGGGAAGCACATTGGATGAATAAAGATCCTGAAGCAAAAGAAAATTTTTTAGAAAATCATCCTAATAAAGACGGCAGAAACGCAAAGATAGCAATGAAGAACGGTAAACACAATAGTATTACTAACAATCCAAGCACTATCAATGCATTAAATGGTACACATCATTGGCAGAATGGTAAAGCACCAAATTATCAAGGTAAACTTAATAAAAAATTGATAGAAGAAGGTAGGCATAACTTTTTAGGTTCTGAAACAAATCAAAAACGAATAGATCAAGGAACACATAACTTTTTAGGAAGCGAAGCAAATCTTAAACGATTGGCTGAAGGTCGTCATCCAAGTCAACAAAAACAAACTTGTAAACATTGTTCCAAGACTGTAAGTGTTGGTATGTATACAAGGTGGCACGGAGACAATTGTAAAGATAAATAAGTTATCAACTCATTCGGGATGGGAAGATTTAGGGACGAAAGTCCCTTTTTTTATTATAATTATATTTTGTTAAATAATATGTATATGGGAAATATTATATGGCAAGTTATGGATTGACAATTGGAAGTGGTGTAACAATTACAAGTGGTATAACATTACCAAGTTTGGAAAGTGATGATTATTTTGAATACACCACGCTACTGCTTCCTGGCAACGGAACTAACGGCGCACAGAGCAATACGTTCTTAGACGGTTCTACCAATAACTTCACCATCACCCGCAACGGCAACACAACACAGGGTACGTTCTCACCGTTCAGTCAGACTGGGTGGGGGAATTATTTTTCGGCCAATACTTCTGAGCTTAGTTTTGCCTCTAACGCCGCTTTTAATCTTTCCGGTGTTAGCTTGACAATTGAGTTTTGGACTTATCCAACTGAGAATGCTCCCGCTAGAGAAAGAATTTGGATTACAAGAAGGCAGGCAAGTGGAGCATATACTTCTTCTTATCAGATCTATTGCGGCTCAGGTGCAAACACCTTAAAGTTCTTTGTAACAGGACAGACAGTTGTAACTTCAACTTCGTCGCTAACACCCAATCAATGGAATCATGTTGCTGTTGTATGGAATGGTACAACCCTGTACTTTTACATTAACGGTGTGCAGGACGCAACGACTGGAACTTACGGGGCTGGTACTGGGGCTGATGCCGAGCCTTTGAGAATTGGTAGATTGACTACCACTGACAATGTTCTGTCTTACATGAGCAACGTCAGGGTTGTTAAAGGCGTAGCTGTTTACACAGGCAATTTTACTGTACCGTCTACACCATTAGCGATGACCCAATCGTCGGGAACAAATATTTCGGCAATTACAGGTACGCAAACATCTTTGCTTACTTGCCAAACAAACCGATTTGTAGATGTCACAGCGAATGCTTTTGTTCCAACTGTAGGCACAGGAACATCCGTCCAAGCCTTCTCCCCATTCAACCCCACTGCAAGCTGGAGTGCTGCGACTTATGGTGGGAGTGGGTATTTTGATGGTAGTGGGGATTATTTAAGTGCGGCATATAACGCATCTACAACGGCATTTAGCGGTGATTTTTGTATTGAGACGTTTGTTTATTTTACCGCAGCTCCAAGCAGCAAGTCTTTTGGGATGAAAATATCTTCAGCCGGTAACGGTTCTGGTAATGGATGGTATTTTCAAGCCAATACAAGCAACGTCTTTATCCTATCGTGTTATGGGACAGGCCCAAATTTAACAGGAACAACCACAATTGTTGCTAATCAGTGGTACCACGTTGCCCTTGTACGAAGCGGCGCTAACTTCTCCCTTTTCGTAAATGGAAACAGGGATGCAACAACGGCAAGTGGATCTGCTGCAATAGCGAATTCGGCATCTACCGCTCTTTTTATAGGCACTTACAGTGGCGATGCAAGCAATGGGGGTCATCAAATTACTGGCTATATGTCAGGATATAGAACAGTCAATGGGTCATCGGTCTATGATCCAACACAAACAACCATAACAGTCCCCACCGCACCACTCACCGCCATCACCAACACATCCCTATTACTCAACTTCACCAACGCCGGTATCTACGATGCTACAAGTAAGAATGACTTGGAGACGGTGGGGAATGCTCAGATAAGTACGACACAGAGCAAGTGGGGTGGTAGTAGTATGTCGTTTGACGGGACGGGGGATTATTTAGTTGGGCCTAGTAATAATTTAGTTAATTTTGGTACAGGGGCTTTTACTATTGAAGGATGGGTTTATGCTTTAGCAACTCCTTCTGACGCAGGCTTCTTTACCAATGGCGGCGCAGCAACAGGTTCGTTGGGTTTTTATTTCTTAACAGGCTATCTTAGGTTTGATATTTACAATGGGGGTGGTTTCGCTGCGACAACGCTTTTGCCACTAAATCAGTGGGTTCACATAGCTTGCGTCAGGTCAGGAAATACCGTAACTCTGTATCAAAACGGTACAAGTGTAGGAAGTTCTACGATTACTGATAACAACACAAGTTCGCTTTGTTATGTTGGCACAAAGGGATGGGATTTACCAAAAGTATTTAACGGGTATATGCAAGACGTTCGCATTACCAAAGGCTACGCACGATACACAGCCAACTTCACGCCACCAACAGCAGCCTTCCCAACCTTTTAAGGATTAGTACCTGTACCAGCTTGTGATGATTTATTTGCGATTAAAACTTTAAGTATAGCAACTTGTTGTTGGCTTAGTGGTTTATTTTTTAATTCTTGATATAATGTAGGAAAATCTAAGTTTTTTGATTGTGCTGGTAAGTTTAGTGAAGGTTCGCCTCTTTTATTACTAGCTTGTTGAGTTGCTTGAGGTTGTGCTTTTTGTTTTACGGGTGTATTTTTTGTACCATATGTACTACCAATTGGCAGTGCACCTTGCATACCGGCTTGGCTGTAACTTTGTTGTGCAATATTATAAAACAAGTTTTTTGCAGTATTTTTATCGTTTAAATTATAAGATTTTTGTGTATGTTGTATACTTGGGAGTTTTTGTATTTTTAGAAATGTATCAATTGTACTAGCAGGAACATTTTGTAAGTTTTGTCCAATTCTTATAACATAGGGTTGTAATAATTTTTCAATTTCATTGGCTCTATTTCCAACATCAAGATGTGCTTGTCCAGTGGCTCCAGTAGTACCTGGAACATAACTTTGTAGTTTTCTACCAAGCTTTGACATAAAACCCATTGGGGCTTCGTTTAATTGTTCAATTTCATTAATTCTCATAATTTTTTCCCTATATAATATTTATTATTTTTTACAATTATTATTGGTTAAATAGATATTATGATTACATATGTCCCTGTTAGTATTGGTGAATTATTGGATAAGTTAAGTATACTAGAAATTAAAACTAAAAAAATCACTGACCTTAATAAACTAAAAAATGTTATTATTGAATACACTACACTTAAAACTATTTCTGATGAATTAAAATTGTCAAATGATGTTTTAAATTTATATACAAAACTTTATGATATTAATAATGAATTGTGGGACATTGAAGTAGCTAAAAGACGTTGTGAAAAGTATCAAAAATTTGATGATGAATTTATACAACTAGCTAGAAATGTTTATATTAAAAATGATAACAGGGCTGACATTAAAAAACTTATTAATATATTAAGTGATAGTTATATTGTTGAAGAAAAGCAACATACCTAAATACGTACATCACTATCAATTGTTATATCAAATATACTTTTATGTTTATCACGTAGATTTTTACGATACAATCTACTGCAATTAGCACACAAAGTTTGTAAATTTTTTTTGTTTTTATTTTTTTTATTATTATCTTTGTATATCACATCGAGTTGGCATTTATCCATTGGTATAAAGTTGCAACGCTCGCAAAAATTTTTCTTGTTAATTAAATATCCATAATTTGGATTATATACTAATTTTGCACAACTTGCACAATATTTGTGCCATTTTTTAAATCCATGCTTACTTATACCATTTGGTTTAGCTAATGATATATTACATGCCTTGCAAAAAGGCCTATTGGGTTGTTGAGTAAGCATAATGTATTTATAAAGATATCCATAGTATTTTTTTAGTGGGTTTATATTTTGGGTTAGTCATAAATACTATATAATAGGATTTTATTATGGCGGCTGATCCATTTAATTCACTCTCTGGTTATAGTGTAGGTATTCCAAGCATACCAGTTATTAATTCTAGTGCCGTAGTTGTGGCTAATATTAATAATGATAATATTTTATCAAATACTATTCTTACTAATAATCTTAGATATTCTAATGGACAAACATATGTACCTGGATCAAATACACAGATAATTTATAATAATAGTAATACATTTGGATCAAGTGCAAACTTTACATTTAATAGTAGTACAAATTTTTTAGAAGTCACAAATTTAGCAGTACCAGGTACAACTAATTTAGGTGATGTTACACAAGTAAGTATACTAGGTGGTATTAATGGATATGTACTACAAACAGATGGTATGGGTACATTATCTTGGGTAGCACAAGGTGGTGGTGGCGGTAATGGTAGTCCAGGTGGTGCAAACACACAAGTTCAATATAACGACAGTGGTACATTTAATGGTGATGCTGGTTTTACGTATAATGAAAACACTAACACATTAAATGTTGGTACGGTTGTTAGTAATTTTACTGGTAATTTAACTGGTGTTGCAAGTTCTGCAACTGTTGCAGTTACAGTCACCGCTAATTCTCAACCAAATATTACAAGTTTAGGCACACTTACTGCATTGGGTGTAAGTGGACAAGTTGATGCAAATATATTTCAAGGTAGTGGTGCTAATCTTTCTAATATTCCAGCAGGTAATATTGTAGGAAGCATTCCATTAGCAAATGCTGTAACAAATAATAGTCAACCAAACATTACAAGCGTTGGTACACTTACAACCTTAACGTCAACAGGGAATATTTTAGGTGCCAATGTTAATGCAAGTAACAGAGCAACAATAGGTAATTTATTTGTTACTAGTAATGTAAGTATTAGTGGAAATATGTCAATGAATACTGGTAAATTTATAGCCAATGGTAACATTGATTTCTACAATGCTTACAGTGTTGAATTGACGGAAATAGAAAAATTACATATATATGGTGGATTTAACGGTCAGGTACTAACCACTGATGGTACTGGAAACTTAAGTTGGACAGCAGGCGGAGGTGGAGGAAATGGTAATCCAGGTGGCAGTAATTCTCAAATTCAATATAACAATAATGGAAGTTTTGCTGGAAGCTCATATTTAACATTTAATAATGTTAATAATACATTGCAAGTAGCTGGTAATCTTATTGCAAATAGCTTTCAAATGGGCTCTGGAGTATATCAATGGTCTACCAGTGAAGTATTTTTTGCAACTACTGCAAGTGCAGCAGCGAATCAATTATTGTATTCAATACCGGTTAGTGAAATATCTGGAGTCGAATTTGAAATTATCGCTACTAATCCAACCATTTCATCAAGACAATTTTGTAAAATTAGTTCGCTTTATTACAATGGCACTGTTAGTTTTAACGAATATGCTAGTTTGTTTGTAAATGGTGGTGTTGGCAACTTTGAAGTTGATTATGATGCAGGAAATATTATTGAACCACCGTTTTTAAAATTAACAGTTACACCAAGTTCAGCAGCAGTTACAACTTACAAGATGTTGATATCAAGGTATTCCCCATAAGATTTCAATAAATAGATTTATAGGATAAAAAAAATGGCACTAAAACCCTTAAACTCAGTGGCAGGTTTCTCAGTAGGTGAAACACCCGCTAACGTTATACTTGCCAATGGCGATATAACTACAAATAACTTTACCACTACAGGAGTTGCTAATCTTAATGCTATTGGTAACGTTAAAATTTCAGGTGGTTCTAATGGGCAAGTAATTTCTACAGATGGCTCAGGCAATCTTAGTTTTATTACTGTTAGTACAACAAGTTTATCTAACGGTAATAGTAATGTACAAGTACTTGCAAATGGTAATATAACTTTTAGTGTTGCAGGAAATAGTAATGTTGTTGTAATAACAGGTACAGGTTTAGATATATCAGGGACTTTAAGCAGTAGTGGTAATGCAAACGTTGGAAATTTAGGTACTGGTGGATTAATTACTGCAACTGGAAACGTAACAGCTGGTAATCTTGTTACTGGAGGTGTACTTAGTGTAACAGGTAATGCTAACATTGGTAACATTGGTATTAGTGGATTAATTACTGTAGCAGGTAATGCAAACATTGGTAACATAGGAACAGCTGGATTAATTACAGCAATTGGTAATATAGATGGTGGTAATATCAATACCAGTGGCGCGATAAGTGCAACAGGTAATGCTAACATAGGTAATATCGGCACAACTGGACTAATCACAGTTACAGGCAATGTCAATGCAGGTAATTTAAATACAGCAGGTCTTGCAAATAGTGGAACTTTAAGTGTTAGTGGTAATGCCAATATTGGTAACATAGGAACAGCAGGGCTTGTAACAGCTACAGGTAACATAGATGGTGGTAATATCAATACCAGTGGCGCAATAAGTGCAACAGGTAATGCCAATATTGGTAACATAGGAACAGCAGGGCTTATAACAGCTACAGGTAATATTCAAGGTGGTAATATCAATACCAGTGGTGCGATAAGTGCAACAGGTAATGCTAACATTGGTAACATTGGCACAGCTGGATTAATTACAGCGACTGGTAATATAGATGGTGGTAATATCAATACCAGTGGCGCAATTAGTGCAACAGGTAATGCCAACATTGGTAATATTGGCACAGCTGGATTAATTACCGCAACTGGAAACATCCAAGGTGGCAACCTAATCACAGCAGGAATTGTTAGTGCTACAGGAAATATAACAGGTAACTATATTTTAGGTAATGGTAGTCAATTAACTGGATTGCCTTCAGGTACATCAATAGCAAATGGAAATACTAGTGTAAATATTCCAACCGCAAATGGTGATGTTACTATTAGTGTAAGTGGTAATTCAAATATAGCAGTATTTACAGGCACAGGTGCAAACATTACTGGTACATTGAGTGTCAGTGGTAATGCAAACATAGGTAACATTGGCACAGCTGGATTAATTACAGCGACTGGTAATATAGATGGTGGTAATATCAATACCAGTGGCGCAATAAGTGCAACAGGTAATGCAAATATTGGTAACATAGGTACAGCTGGATTAATTACTGCTACAGGTAATGTAAATGCTGGTAACTTAAATACATCAGGTCTAGCTAATAGTGCAACACTTACAGTAAGTGGCAACGCAAATATTGGTAATATTGGTACTGCAGGTCTTATAACTGCTACAGGTAATATTGATGGTGGTAATTTAAATACAGCAGGTCTTGCAAATAGTGCAACACTTACAGTAAGTGGTAATGCTAATATTGGTAACATAGGAACAGCTGGATTAATTACTGCTACAGGTAATGTAAATGCCGGTAACTTAAATACAGCAGGTCTAGCTAATAGTGCAACACTAACAGTAAGTGGCAACGCAAACATTGGTAACATAGGAACAGCTGGATTAATTACCGCAACTGGTAATATTGATGGTGGAAATATTATTACACTTGGATTAGTTTCAGCTACAGGTAATGTAACTGGTGGTAATTTAACCACTGTAGGACTTGTCACAGCTACAGGTAATGTAACTGGT